TGAGGTTCCGTTATCGATGCGGGAGATCGAGACACCGTTCGCGGTGACGACCTGCCCTGCGAGGTACGCAGTCGAGGGTGCCCAGAGGGGAACATAACGTGTGTCGAGACCCTCCTCGAGCTTCGTCCGCACCGCCTCGGGCAGCGTCGACGATTCATCGACCGTGACAATCGCGTCAGCCATGTCAGACACCTACTTTCATGTAGTCGAGCATCAGAGCAGCCATGGCGTCTTCGCCGGCTTCGTTGAAGTGGACGCCGTCCGCGATGTACAGCGACGGACTCGACAGTCGGCCACGTAGGTCGAGCGAGCGGACACCCAGAGTGGCCGCGGTCGCGACGATGTTGTTGCCGTACGCGGTCCACGCGGAATCGGGGTCCGGGCGGACGATGAACACGATCTCCATCTGCGCGGACGCCGAGCGGAGTCGATCGACGATCGTGGTCATCGCCGCCGACATCTGCGCCTGAGTCCGCCCGGTCGACTTGTCGTTCGAGCCGAGCGTGATCAGAGCGACGTGCGGGTCGTACATGTCGATCAGCGGCAGCATCGACTTGTCCGACTCGGACAACCAGCCCGCCACCTCGAACGCCCGGATCGAGGCCTGCGACAGATTGACCTGCGTGACCCCCGCGCCGTCGTCGCCGACATGCTCGATGATGCCGAGCAATGCCAGTCCGACATTCGACGGAGTATTCGACCCGCGGATCGAGAGCGTCGCACCCGGATTCGTCACCCGTGTGATCACGCGATCACCGGCCGAGTCCTTCGTTATCGACGCCCCCGCATTCGCTGCGGTGAAGATCATGTTGCCGCCGTAGCCGGTGGTGAGGACATCGACCGCCGTCACACCCGGCGAGAGGGTGTAGAGCACCTCGTCGGCATTGGTGGCATGCCCGCGCTGCAGCCACAGCGAGCCCGGGATGCCGATCTGGAAGTTGAGTGCATCGAGTGACCGACCGGCCGGGAGGCGCTGCGCGGTGTCGAACGAATAGCTCCCCGGACCCACCGGCGGCGACGGCGGAATCCAGCCCCGCCCACCGGCAGGACGACCGAGCTGAGACCGCAGGAGCTCGACCAGTCGCTGCGGCCACACCTTCGCCCACGAACTCGGTCCACCCGGCGAGCCGAACCCGTCGTTCGTCGAGTCCCCCAACGTGAGCAGCTTGAGCCGAGTGGAACCCGACGCGAGCGCTGCGGACTTGTAGTAGCTGCTCGCGGCCGCCAACGCACCATCCGTCGCGACCGCACCGCTAAAAAAATAGAGACCGGGCCGAGACGAATCCGCAGTCAGCGCCGGTGCGTAGCGCTCGTCCGCTTCGGCGTCGCTGATCGCCGAGGCCACCTTCTCGCGCACCGCCGGTGCCAACTTCGCCGCGTCGATCGAATCGGCCGGCACCTCCCCACTGCCCGCCGGCAACGGCACAGGAACACCGACCGGCACCTGACCACCCGGCTCGCCCGGAGCCTCGCGATAGAACTGGATCCCGTCCTCGACGATCTCGACACCCGAGAGCGAGAACCCGGCCGGGCCCTGCACCACACCAGTACCCGAACCAGGCACGTTCACCGGCTGCACCGTCGTCAGATTGACGATCGTCGGATTGCGGCCCGCGACCAACGCCGCGTCCGGATCGTAGACCGGGAGCACGAACGCGAACTGCTTACGCACCACCTGCGCACCGTTCAGTCGCAGATCGAACGAGGCCTGCCACTTCCAGTTCGTCGGATTCGTTGCCTCGTTCGGAGCGAGCAGCATCACGTACGGCAAACCACGATGCGTGAGTCGACCGTTGACGTACTGGCACGTGACCGGCTGCACCGACAACCACTTCGGCATCGTCGGCACCCGGATTCCGCCCGCCGACTCAGCGAGCATCGGCTCCAACTTCACCGACCCCGTCAGCGCCACGTCGTCGGGAAGGTCGTCGGAATCGAGGCCATCCATCACCAGGCCGCCGATCCAATCCTCCACACGCCCGTACTGCAACACCGGTGACGTCATGCCGATCCTTCCTGAGCTTCGACAGCGAGCACGGTCCCCGACTCGGGTTCCGACTCGGGGACGATCTGACCTTCGAGAACGGGACCGATCCCGGAATACGGTTCGGCCTCGGGCACCACGAACACCGGCTCGTAGGCGGGCAGCGGTTCCACCCGGCCTGCGAACGAGATGTCCGGAACATCGGTTCGGGTGATCACCAACATCTCGCCATCGCGGTGCGCGGTGTACTCGAACCCTTCTTCGTCGGAAAACACAGCTCGCATACGACCTGCTCCTATTCGGGGTCGGGGAGATCCTGAGCCAGGATGTATTCCCAGCCACCGGAATTGAGGAAATCGGACCGGCTCAATCCGAGTTCGGTGTAGCGGTAGGCAGATCCGCGCGGAATCGCGTTCGACGAGTCGGGATAGGTGAGAACCGGTGTCCACGTGTCGGTCCCGGTGAGCTTGAACACCGTGAACACATTGCCCTCAGCGCGCAGTTTGAAGACGTCGCCGGAGTTGACCGTGAAGTCCTGCGACGTCAGCACACCACCACCGAGCCATGGCCGATACGCCAATGTCACACCCGTGGAACGGACTTCGACATCGACATAGCTGCGGACGCGGAGATACGCAGGCCGGGCGGTCGGCGTCCGGATCTGCCCGGACACCTCGTGATTGTCACGCGCCATCTTGGCCGTGACCCGATACCGACGTCGACCGTTGTCGATCAGGCCGCTCGGTAGCATGATCGCACCCGAGACCACCACGGCCGCCGCGCCCTCCTGACGTGAGAGCGTGGGCGGAATCGAGCCCGAGGAGAAGTCCTCGAAATAGACGACCCGCTCGGGCAGCGGCAGATTCGTCGGCTGCCCGATCCCGATCCACAACAGCGCCGCCGCCGATGGGAACGTCAGCGATGTCGATGCGATGACCGCCTGTTCGGTGATCACCGACGACGAGATGATCCGATTCGCGATCTGAGGCGGATACAGCAGGCCCTCACGCGAAATCGGTGCGTTGTTGATCTTGCCGACCAGCTGCCGCTGCGTGTTCGTCGGACCCGGCTGATGAACAGCCAGCCACACCGACTCGTTCGCCTCGAACACCAATTCGTTCGGTAGGTTGTAGATCTGCTCCCCCGGGCCGGTGATCGCCGCGGACTGGTCCGGGGAGACGTGCTCGATCAGCACCGACCCGTCGTCCGGATTCATGCGTCCGATCAGGATGTAGATCGGGTTCGGTGACGACGCAGGAATGCTGCCCAACGCGTACACGACCGAGCCACGACCACCGGACCACTGAACCCGAACGAACCCCGCCTCGACCGAGTTCTGCGTCGGCAGATACACCGGGTCCGCTTTCGTCACCGCGAAGCTGTCGTTGTGCCCGTGAGGGTCGAGTGTGGTGTCACCAGTGCGGGTGCCGGTAGTGCCGCGGACGTGATCGTGGGTGCTCCACCCCGAACCGGACGTATTCGACACACCGCCGCTCAGGCCGTTGACGTCCCGGTCGCGCGAGATCTGGTGGAACGTGCACTCGTGGTTGGTCATGCAGTGGTGGTACGGGACGACCGGAAGGCCCTTCTGCACACCGATGATCGCCGCTTGCACTGCGTTGACCTGCTGCTGCTGAGCGGCACCGATCGCCGCAGCAGCCGCCTCGGCCGCCGACGTCGCGGCCGCGGTGGCGTCCTCGACGACCGTGCCGATCGCTTCCTGCGCACCCTGCGCCGCCTCGAGCGCCGCGCCGGCATCGGCCTTCGCGTCCTCGATCGCGGTGAACTCGCTACCGCGGATCGCGAAACCGGTGAGGCCTGCCGAGAATTCCGGTGTCGCACCGAAGAACCCGGTCCACGTCATGCAGGAGAACATCGAGAACTTGTGGTTTCCGTCGACCGGGAAGCCCGACACGTCGTCGTGGACGATCAGCTCGACGCCGTCGACGACCACCACGTAGCGGGCGTCCTTCATCCGCAGCTCCGGAGTGGACGAAAAGCTGTAGGAGCGTTCGTCGTTCGACTTCCACAGCGACCGCGTCATCGAGTTGCCCGACCGCGTGAACCGGCCGAGCTCGCAGTGCCCGCCCCAGAAGTCGACGTACACCCCCTCGGTGCCGGCCGCGTTGCACCGGCCGTAGATGCTCGTGCGTGCCCGCGTCGCGATCTTTCCCGACTTGGAGAGCGGGTGCACGATCGCGATCACCGAGTAGTTCGGCGACGACGCCGCCTGCGGACACAGCGCATACCGGGTGCCGTCGTCGACCAGATTGAACGGGGCCGACTGGTTGATCTGCGCGGCCTGGTCGATGATCTCCAACGACTGCCCGTCGCCGAACTGCTGCCACACCGGAATCACGCCAGGGTTCGGTGACCCGAGCGTCGATGCATTGATGCGGTTGAAGTTGTCGGAGTACTCGGCTCCCGCCGCCATCCGACCCTCGAGCGTCTGCACCCGCGCCGACAATCCGGCAGTGAGCACCTGCGCGGTGTACTCGCGGTCCTGCGCATCCGGAGTGTTCTCGAAACCCTGATCCCCGGCCAGCACGCCACCGAGCGCGCGAAGGGTCTCCGAGTTACCGATCTGAATACCCGAGGGCTTGTCCTGATCGCGACCGTTGTACCCGATGTCCGGGTTCTTCGGGTCGAAGTATTCGGGCACAGGCCTACACCGGAACCGGGATCGGGCGGACCCGAAGGTAGGCGCGTTCCTTGCGGGTCTCGAGGCGGGTCTGGGCCGTCGTCTCGATCTTGCGGGCGATCAGGAAGATGTTGACCGCGGTGTTCTTCGGGACGATCGTCGACGAGGACGTCGGGACGGAGATGGTCTCCTCCGCCGCGCGCGAGAGCACACGTGGTATCCACTGGTTCTGGAAGGCGGTGATCGCGATCGCCGGACCACGGGCAAGCAGAGGCCCGGCCACCGCGCCGAGGCGGCACTCCAAGTCGATCCGGACGTTGGCAGTGGTGAAGAACTCGACCATGCCGTCGACCTCCGGCTCCCACGCAAACGGCTGCGCCGGCATCGGCATCGTCACGATCGACAGGTACTCCCCAGCCCACCCGTTACCGGAGTTGACAGCGAGCCAGTCCTCGGCCGAGCCTGCCTTCTTGTAGACACCGGGCGATTGGAAGATCTTGCGGGGACCCCACTTGCCGTCGGACCGCTTCGCCAGCACATCACCGGTGACCGCCTCGGTGTCGTCGTCCTCGTAGTCGGTGGCCGCCTCGACCGCCGCAGCGGGACCGGGCACCGTCGACGCCGCACCGGTGTCGCCCTTGCGCAACACGAAGTCGGCGGCGTAGGCACCCGGCGAGACCTCCTCGAACTCCACCGACCCGTTGCCCTCGGTCGTCGAGGTCACCGACCGCACCGCCAACGTCGGGACCGCTCCCGTGTCGCCCTTGTCTCCGAGGTAGTTGGTGAGCGTGTCGAACTTGACCGGGCCGCCCGGGTACTCCTCGACGACCATCTTCACGTCGCGGGAGCCGTCGACCCGCCAGCCGTGGCCGATCCACTCCGGAGACAGCGACCCGATCGCCGGGATGTCGGCCGGGATCTGCGCCCGATGAATCTGCACCGGTGTGCCGTCGCGCCCTGCGTCGCCGGGGTCACCCTTGTAGGCGAGGACATCGACATCCATCTCGCCGCCCTCTATCTCGGCGATACCCCGGCCCGTCGTGCGGATGTTCCACTCGTCATGAAGCCGCAGCTTCAGGGTCATCGGCAACTCGAAATTGAAGCCAGCCATCGGGACCTCTCTCGGGGCACAGTAGAAGCGGCACCGACACGCGGCACCGCACAAGGGTCAGTGGGGGCAGAGACAGCCGCGTCAGCGCGCGGTCTGCCACCGCTGGATTTCGCGGTGCCGCGCCAACGCGGTCGGCTGATCCATCGTCTGATCGATCAGCTGCAACACCAGGTCGGAGAAGGCGTCACACTTGCGGTTACACAGAGCGAGATCTTCGCGGACCTTGTCGAGCTGGTCGTCGGCGAACTTCACCGACCCCGCATAGATGCCCTGCACGATCTGATTCGTATCCGCCGCATTGCGACGACGATCCTTCAGCCAGGACACCACCGAGGTGATCGCCGCAGCGAGGCCACCCGTGATGACGAGCTGGATCAAGGTTGCAAGGGTCATCGACGCCTCTTCATCTGGCCGGACACCTCATGCAAGGTCCGGGCTATCTCGACGACCCGAAATCCGCAGTACAGGCCGAAGCCGATCACCAACCACACCCCGGACGACGTCGGCGGGCCCGAGTTGTAATCGACAACGGACAGGACATACACCAGGCTCGACACGAACACCAGCACCGCACCGAAACGTTCGAGGTACAGCGAGATCGAGTAGTTCGACCGGCCCACCGTGAGCGAGACCAGGATCGCCGCACCGCCGACCAACTGCATCCACATGTATGCGACGTCCGTCCACTCCGGAGACTGCGTCGCGGTCACCGATCCCGGCACCTTCCCGGTGGCCAGCTGCAGAACACCCGAGATCGTCAACATCAGGGCAAGGATTCGATAGAGCGGCCACGAGCCGGACACGACTCGGCGGCCACCGAGAACGAACACCATCACCCGATGCGCAGCCTTGGCCGCGCGCGCCGTCATCGCGGCACCGCAGGAATGTGAACGGTCATCCGGAGCACCATCAGCACACACAGTGAGGTGTAGACCAGGATGCCGGGCGAACCCAGTGGCACACCAGAGTTCACGACATCGAACAGAAACGACACCGCGAAGAACAGGAACCACAACACCATCACCGCTGCACCCGTGACGACCACTCGATGCCGACTCCCGAGCTGGCCCGCCACCACGAGAGCTCCCGCGACGACAGCCACGACACCCCACGACTGCGGCGCGAACGGGACCGTCAACGCGGTGCCGTACACATGGGACGGCCCATCCCACAGCGCGGCACCGAACGTGAACGTCAACGCGCCGTAACCGACAGCCAGCAACCCCAGGACCACGGTCACCGATCTGGCGAAGAAGATCAGATCGGAGACCGACCGAGCAGTCACGTCACCTTCGGTGGCTTGATCCCGAACTTGTTCTGCACGTAGGCAATACCGGATGCCAGTGCAGCCGAGCCAGCCAACGTTCCCACGACTTTCCAGTCGTCCCACGAGAAGACGTTCAGCGTCCCCTGCGTGAGCGCCTGAACAACGACATTGCCAACCGCCATGACAGCCACGGCGAGCAGACCCTGGATCAGGGTGCGCAACGCACGCGAGGTTGCCTGCGCCTTGATCCAGCCCACCGGGTCGAAGTCGCCGTCCTCGGTGATGACAGCCGCGACCGGGATCTTCGAGAACAGCTCGTCCATGCGGCGCTGCCCGTCGGCCTCGAGCTGATCGAACAGTGCATCAGCACGATCCTTCGCAGCGAGGGCCTCCGCGTTCAACTGAGCAACCAACCCCTCGAACCGAGTTGCGATCTCGTCCGTGACGTTGCGGGTGATGATGTCGATCACGTTGTCGGTCATCACTTCCCCACCTTCGCGAGTGCGACCTTCGCCCCGGCGTCGCCCTTGTCGGCCTCGCGGCGGACCAGGTCGATCGCCCACTGCTGGCCCTTGGCCGCCTCGCGCTCGACGAACTCCTCGTGTATCCGGGCGTCCGTGTTGAGCACGAAGCCGGCGAGAGTGTCGATGGGATCTTCGGTGGTGCGGTACTTCGACCGGCTCGTGAACTTCTTGGTCAATTCGTCGTCGGCGTAGGACATGGTGGTGATCCTCTCGGGTAGGAGTGCGTCTGCCATGGAGTCGCAGAGGGCGTAGCGGCGCTGACGGTCGTCGAGGCCGTTGGTGCCGCCGTTGATGGCCCGAGTCGCGCCGACCAGGTCACGTCGGTCGGACAGGCCGTTGAGGTCCCGTTGGGTCGTCCAGTACCAGACAGCGGGCAGGAAGAGGTACTCGTCTCGCTCGGCGGCCGCGGGGTCGTCGAGGAAGTACGTCGGCGTCGGGACAGCACCGCGGGCGTGCGCCCACTTCGAGCATTCGCGGTAGTTGTTCTTGCCGGTCATCTGGATGGCACCGCGGCCGCGATAGCGGAATCCGTCCCCCGGCTGGTCGTTGCCCATGCGCCCGTCGTACGTGCGCTGATCGGGGGTCGGGTCCCACAGCTCACGGAACACGGACAGCCCGATGGACTCGTGGCCGAGCTGGGCGAACCACATGACGGCACGGTTGCGGTTCGTGATCCCGGCCAGCAGCATCGCCTCGTTGAACGACGGGGCGAGTGCTGTGTACCGGCCGACCGAGTTGACCCCGTCGAAGGCGCGGTGCATCGCTGCTGCGGTGACCACTACTGCTCTCCGCGCTGACGCTCGACGGCGCGCTCGTGGATTCGGCCGTCGATGTTGAGGATGAACCCTGCGAGGGTGTCGATCGCGTCGTCGTTGCTGCGGTACTTCGACCGTGACTGGAATCGCTTCGACAGTTCGATGTCCGCGGGCGAACGCGTGTCCACCGGCGGGGCCGGCTGGATCGGCTTCTCGTTCGGCGTTGCGGTGTAGCCCTTACCGGCGATGCACGACGCGAGCTGGTCGACGGACATCCAGTACTGGAACGGGCGGAACCCGGAGTCGGCGATCAGCACTTCACGGGTGTCGGGATTGCATCCGACGACAGTGAAGTAGTGATAGACCATGCCGCCCGCGTAGGCCGGCTTCTCACCGCGGGTGCCGCGCGGGTAATTCGACGGCGGCACCATCACGTTGCAGATCACTGCGTAGCCGCCGAGGATCGATGCCTGCACGTCGCGCCACAGCAGATCCTTCTGCGCCTGCGTGGCGTCGTTACCGGGGATCTGCCGAGTGATGTAGTCCGCGGGGACGTTTCGGTTCAGCAGGTCGGTGATCAGCCCGATATGGCTGGTTCCGTTGCGCGTGGTGCCGAGCTGGCGAGCGAGGTCGGCTTCGGTGGAGTTGATGCCGCGGATGTCGAACGCGACCTGACACGATGCAGGGCCGCACCAGTAGCTCGTCTCCTGCGGGATGATCGAAACGTTGTGTGGCAGAACGATGTCCGGCATAGCGGTAGCTCCTAGTTCGTTGCGAGGGTCATGGCGTTGAACATCGAGAACAGTCGCTTGAACCGTTCCTGATTGCGCTGCTGCGGCGACTTCTCCGGCTCGTCGTCACCGATGACGGTGTCCACCAGCACCCGGTCTTCGCGGGTGTCGACCACCTCGATCGACTCCACCCGGTCGGTGAACATCTCGCCTTCGTCCTCCCACCCGACGAGGTGACCGATGTCGAAGTCACGGAACGCTGCATGCGGGGCCCAGTCGATGATCGATACCTTGCCGCGCCGCTTACCGGCGATATCGAAGATGCCCTGATCGGCACGCTGCTTCGAGGAGAACGTGTACCCGGCGGAGCCGCCGTTGACGAACTTCTCCGGGCGAGCCAGCGGGCCGAGCTCACGCTTGGCCTTGTAGTTCGTGGCCTTCATGAACGCGAGGAACACGTCGTCGAGGATCGTCGACAACGCGCCCGCGACCGCGCCGATGATGCCGCCGAGACCACCGATCGGAATCGACAGCGCCGTCAGCGCCGCGGTGGCCAACGCGATGATCCCCTGCTCGATTGCGAGCTGGAGCAAACGGTTCAGCCACGTGGGTGATTTCCCCCCCACAATCACCGAATAAGCCTGTGGGTGAGTCACTTCCAGCGTTGCATCGATGATTCCCGGCGAGTCCTCCGTCCAGATGCACGACGGGATCTCGGTCTGCTTCAGGTGGGTGGAGATCTGCTCGGCCAACCCGGGCAGGAATCCGCCGATCAGCGAATCGACACCGTCGGCGATCATCTGAGCGATCGTGTTCGCCAACCCGTCGAGCGGAGCGACACCGGTATTGATGCCACCGGACTTCGGTCGATCGACCACCCGCATCCACACCTGCGAGGACAGCAACGTCACCCGATCGGAGGGCTGCTTGTCGCGGCCCTTGATGAAGAACCCCATCTCGATCATGACGTCCGAGTCCTTGAGGACCGGATCGAACAGTTCCTCGAGCGAGACCATGCGGGCCTGCATCGTTGTCCACTCCGAGCGATCGGAGAAGAAGTCGTACGGTAGCAACGTCACCGGGCACTGGCCGGTCCGGAACTTCAGGCGGATGAAGTTCCGTCCGGAATACCAGTGAATGCCGCCCTTGAGGGGTCCGACCCACAGATCCTCCGGCGGGAACTGCACCTCCTCGAACCCGGGGATCGGCATCGGGTAGGCGTAGATGCAGGAGAGGAAGATCTTCGAGTCCACCAGGGTGACGGTGATCGTCTTGTTTCCCTTGATGCCCTTGCGGACCGCGGTGTCGACGAACCCGTCGTAGTGCTCGTCGTTGTAGGTGATCCGCACCGGGATGACGGTGGTGTCCGCCTTCATCAGCAGGTCCGCGAACTCCGTGGACCCCGGCAGCAGTACCTTCGCCGGGCCGACACCGCGGCGCTGCTTCTTGAACCGTGCCTCGCCGTAGTCGGTGACCATGCCCAGCGGCACCAACTGCGGAGTGAAGACTTCCACACTGAACTCGGCCGCCGACCCGCGCCGGGGTGGTTCGTCGAGCAACTCACGCCACGCCGCCGCCGACCACGAGTCGAGCGGAACATTCACGGGGTCGAGCACCGGTGCGGTCAAAACGGCCTCCGTGATTTCGGTTCGATCGTGAACACCGCCGACGACGCGGCGTTGCCGCCGATGCACTTGAGACGAGACATGTCCATCCGCCGACGGCCCGGCACCGCGTTGTCCTTGAGGAACCGTTGTCCGCCCATGTCGCCGTAGAAGTTGTTGCGCATGTTCGACTTCGGGCGCACCGACATGTCGGTGTGAATCACCACCACCTCACCCGGTTTCAGGTTTGGAGTGGTCACCACCTTGTCGCTCACACCGTCCGGGAGCTGAAACACCCCCGGGCCCTTGATGGTGATCACCGGCATCGCCTTCCGGTCACCGGAGTTGTAGAGCGACTTCTTCGTCACCGGCTGGCCGTTCGCCCACGCGAACTCCTCCGGCAAACCCATCCACCATGACTTCTCCACCACGACGGGGATCAGATACGGCTGGAAGCCCTCGAACACCGGATCGACCTCGTGCTCAACCGACGGCATCGCATCGAGACGGAAGTCGCAATACTTCACCCCGCGAGGAGAATTGACGTACAGCCGAGACTGAAACTCGTACCAGATGTCCTGCCAGAACGAATCCTCGACCTTGTGGATGTGCGAGCCGTGAATCTTGTGGACGTACACCGGGATCTTGAACCGGCGCGGTTCGATCACCGCACCCAGCCAGATCGCGCCGTCACCGCGCGCGGTCTCGAACCACTGATGCTTGGCTTCGGGCTCGACGTAATCCGCCCACCCCTCGGCGAGCACCACCCCGCCGGACTCACGACCGACGAGGTGATGCTCGGAGAGATACCAGGCCCGCTCCGGAAGATCAGCCACGGCACCAGGACCTGCGATCACCACGTTCGCGGTGCCCTCCGGAAAGAACGTCACGACTCCCCCAACCGAACACTTCGCGACCGCCACTCATCTTCGTACGCGGCCTGACGGACACCCTTGGCAACTTCGTTTCGGTCGGCCCCGTACTGATTGACCGTGATCTGCCGAGCCTCCCGCCGATCCGGAGCCGACCGCTGCGGAGCCATCCGCTCCGCACGCGCCAACGCCAACTCCTGCGCAACCGACGTCCGCATCGACCCCGTCAACACCTCCTCGGTCTGACCCGACATGTTCAGACCCAGCTCGCCGTGCTTCCACAGACCACCGGAGTCGAACAGCTTCGGGGTCGGCGTCACCATCCCCTTCGCCAGCAGCTCGATCCACTCCGGAGTGCCCGGCGTGGCCGGCAACTGACCGTCGAGTTCTTCACTGGTCGCAGGCCTGGCGGTATCGAGCAACCTCGCATTGTCCTCGAGATGCTGCTTCTGCAGATCCGCCAGACCCGACACCAGCGCCACCCCGGCCTTCGCGAGCGGGCCCATGTTGTCGGCCTCGTAATAGCCGAGCACATCGGCGATGTTCTCGGTCACGAAGTCCCCGACGATCCCACCGAGCGCCGACGACCACTGATCGGCCGTCGTCAACGCACCCGTACCGGATCCGGAACCACCTGCCGCGGACTCCTTCGCCGCAGCATTGCGCGCGCGCTGCAGCGCCCGGTCCGCCGCCGCCTTCTCCTCCGGTGTCGACTCCGGATCGTTGTAGACCTCGTTACGCCGTGCATTGGCCTCGACGACCGCCGCCTGCGCGTCCTGACCCGACAGCTCCTCGTCGGACAGATTCGTGGTCAGCTCCGGGGCCTGCGGTGCCGGGGGCTCATTCAGCCCGCGCGCCGCCGCCTCCTTCTTCGCCTCGAGATCCTTCACCTTCTGCTTCGCGCGCTCGACCTTCGAGCGAGCCTGATCCTTGTCGGCGTCGGACTTCTTCGGATTACCCAGCGCCGCAGCAAGATCCTCCTCAGCCTGCGTGATCGCGATCCGAGCCGAATCGAGAGCGAGTTCGTCCTTCTCCGCCCAGGTCGCCTTCCTCGACCGCGAACCACCAGAGGTGGTGTACGAGCTCACAGAATCCAGGCCCTCGATCCCGGCGGTACCGGGAGCACCAGACGTCGACGGATCGTACGGTGGGGCGAACAACTCCCACGGCAGGTAGTACTGGTTGGTGAACTGCGCATCGAACGCACCCGCAGCACCGCCACCCATCTGCATGTTGCCGTTCGCGCCACCGGACTCGAAGTTCACCGACTGGCCGTTGTTGGTGACCGTCGCGGCCATGTGCTCCTCGTTGGTGCCGACGACGAACGGTCCCGTCGTTCCCGGCACCAGACCCGGCCACTCACCGGCCAGCAGCGAATACGTCGTGCCCAAACGGCCCGACTCACCCTGACCCATCGCGGCCTTCTGCAGGATGGCAACCCAGCCCGAGCAGTCCGCCGCACTCACAGTCGCCGCACCCCAGCCGTACGGGTTACCGTTGCCGCGACGACCGAGATCGAACACCCGGTCCAGCGCGCCGCCCTCCGCGAACCTCGGCAGCGCCAGGTTCCCGTTGAGCAGGTCCTCCATCGGCAGAGCGTTCATGTCAAGCATCTGCCGGAACCGGTAGACGTTCTCCTGCCCACCCATCGCCTGCACATCACCGGCGTCGAGAACATGCTCGCCGGTCGACCCACGCCATGCACCGAACCCCGGCGTGTACATCAGCATCGAATCCGACGTCGCCGTCCCCGGACCGACCAACGCACCACCGGTCGCACGACCGGGCAACTGCGAGACCAGATCGGCGTATGCAGCGTCGGACATCCCGAACTGACGCTGTGCCCGCTTCTCCTCGACGGTGAAGGTCACCACCGCGGTGCGCGGCCGCGTGGCATTGTTCGCCTGGTCGTTGATCGCGCGAATCGCGTCCAGGGCTTCCTGATTCGGTGCCGTGATCCGAACGATGCCGGGCTTACCGTCGATCTCGGTGTCGACGGTGCCACCGACTTCACGGATCTTGTTCTTCGCATCCTCGGTCAGAGCATCGATCGGAATATCGACCGGCTGCCCCACCGCGCCCAGCAACCCACTGAGAATGGCGATCTGCTGCTCGACCGTGTCCGCGCCCCGCAGGCTCGCGAGCAGTTCGATGTTCTTCGGAATCAGGCCCTCGGCCTCGATCATGCGCTGCAGGTCCTGCACCGCGACGCCGGTAGAGATCGACAACTGCTGCAGCTGCGCGTCATTCGACGCCCAGATCGGGCCCATGTCGGCACCGGCCTCGGCAGCGGTGATCGTTGCATCCTTGATGGCCAGCAACGAATCCCGCAGACGAGAACCATTGGACGACGCCGTGTTGACGGCTCCGCCCTGCCCGATCAGTTCAGCGCCCCACCCCTGAGCCGCATCCCAGACGTCCTTCGTGGCCTCGGCAGTGGACCGGACCTGATCGTTATACGTCTGCAACGCATCGGACAGTGGAATCGGTTTGCCCGACAACACATCCAACGCGGTCTTCATCGCATTGATACGGTCCGTCGCCGACGACGACTCGTCGGAGAGCACCTTGACCGCATCACGCAGATCGAAGAATCCCGGCGAGGTGTTCTTCGCGGTCTCCCGCGCCTTCACGAACTCCTCGCGAAGTGGCTGCAACACAGCGAGCGCCTCGGAGCCGCCGTCCTCGATGCCGCGCAAGCTGTTCGCGACAGCGTTGTATTCGGCATCCGAACCCGACAGTGCCGCAGCAACTTCCTGGTTCGTCTTACCGAGGTTCCGGAACCCGGATTCGGTCTTCGCGCCCTGCTCCGCCAGGTCCTCCTGTGCCCGCATGGCGTCGGTGCCCGCCTCGGCGTCACCGGAGAACCAACCCTTGATGTCGCTACCAGCGGCAGCGAAGATCCCGAACGCGCCGGGTCCGTTCTCGGCGAGGGTGTTCGCCTTCTCGCGGACCGAATCGATCTGCATCCCGACGGCACCGAGGACGTTGTCCGAGACAGCGCCCTGGGATTCCTGGAAGGCTTTCGCCACATCGCGTTGCGCCGCAGCGACATCCGACGATGACTGGTCGATCGCTTCCTGCTGCGCATCGAGCGCGGCGTACTCGGCCGTGATCTTCCCGACCGCGAACGTCGCGGCCATGATGCCGACCATCCACGGACCGCCGAGCACACCGATCGCACCCTTGGCCGCGGACGTCATACCGCGCAGGCCTGCGACGGCGCTGCCGCCGATGACGCCGCCGAACTGGGCGGCTCGCGCGGCACCGTTGCGTAGCGCCGACGTCAGTGCACCCGACTGGCCTGCGGCTGCCCGCTGCTGGTTCGCGAACTCGCGGGTGCGGGCGGTGACACCGCGGTAGCCCTCGGCCATGTTCCGGACCGCCGGCGAGCGACGCTCCAACGTGGCGAGGCCGGCTGCCAGTTCCGAGAGTGGTTCCGCGTTCTCCTCGAGCGCACCCGCGAGATCCTCGGCGTCGCCGGTCAGAGCCGAGATCGGGTTCGCGGTGTCGGTGTCGGAGATCCCGGACAGGGCCTGCTCCATCTGCAGGTCACCCATCTCGCGTCGGAAGTCCGTGATCGAGTCACGCCAGCCGCCGATCCGTTCACCGATGGAGTCGTCGAGACCGGAGAACTTGAGCGCACCGAGACCGACGGCGACGGCCTGTACCGGCCCGGGCAGCTCGGTGAAGGCACTGACCAGGTCGCCGACGAATCCTGCCACCGGGGCCATCGCCTGGCCTGCGGATTCGAGACCGTTGATCAGGCCGGGGGTGGTGTTTGTAACGAACTCGGCACCCTTGGTGATCAGGTCTTCGAGCGGTCCGTCGACGAGGTCGTAGACGCCGAGCGCGAGAGTTTCGGCGGCATTGCCCGCGGACGCCATCGCGCCCGGCAGTCCCTTCGTCTTCGCAGCAGCAACCTCTGCTGCCGCACCCTGACGCTCGACAGCGGTACGCATCGTGTCGTAGCCGGCCTGTCCCTGCTCAGCGGCGACACCGGCCAGACGCATCGCATCCGACCCGAACAGCGTTGCGGTCGCAGCCTGGTACAGCTCCGGAGACATCGACGCAGCAGCCTCGTCGAGCTGACGGAACAATTCCGACATACCGACGAACTGGCCCTGCGCGTTGTACACCGTCAGGCCGAGATCCTCGATCGCGCCCTGCGCCGGATTTGACTGATCGGTCAACGCCAACAGAGTCGACTTCAGCAGTGTGCCGGCGTCGGAGCCCTGGATACCCGCATTGGCGAGGACGCCGAGAGTGGCCGCGGTGTCCTCGATCGACATCCCGAACTGGTTCGCGACAGCACCGGACTGAGCGAGACCCATTGCCACGTCGGTGATCTCGGCCGACGACGCGTTCGCCGAGTTGGCGAGCACATCGGAGACCGTCGCCGCGTAGTCGGCATTGAGACCGAACGACTGCAGCGCCTGCGACTGAATCGTCGCCGCCGAGGCCGCATCGATCTGCGCGGCCGCCGCCAACTGCAGCGTGCCCTTCGCAGCATCCATCGACTGCTGCACCGAGAATCCGCCCTTGGCGAGCTCGGTCATCGCCGCTGCAGCATCGGACGCCGACGTACCCGGCAGCGAAATGTCGTTGCCGAGGGCTTTCGCGCGATCCCCCGCAGCGGACATCTGAGACTCGGTCGCCCGCGTCACAGCCTGCAGGGTGTTCATCGTGGTCGTGTAGTCGTTTCCGATGGTGATGATCTCTTTGACGCCGGCGGCGACAGCAGCGCCACCGATCGCCAGACCCATCGCGCCGCCGAACGCTTTCGCCTGCGTCAGCGCCGGGTTCAGAGCACGCTGCAGATCGCCCGGTGCGTTGCGTGCATTGACTGCAACTTCGACGTCTATCCGACCACCGGGCACGAGATCACCTCTTTCGCATTCTCAAGATGTCGGCCAAGGAGAGCTTTCGATCACGCTCGGGAGTCGAATACCGTTGCACCGCTTCGGTGTACTGCTTGATGTAGATCTCCTGGAGCTCCTGACGGCGGAGAGCGATCGGATAGATCAGCGGCTGCGGCGACGGCTTGATTCCGCGGCGCTTCCGATCGGCCGCTGAGGCCTTGACTTCGGGATCATTCGGATCGGTAGTCCACTGCGAGTACAACGAATCGAGCTCGAAATTGTCGCGGTCGAGAAGCATCGCAATGTTCTCGTCCGTCCGACCCTGCTGATCGTCGCGAGCGAGCGCGTCATGGACCAACGCGCACAGGTCCGCGCACAGCATCGACTCCATCGCCTCGCGAAGATCGAGATGGTGATGCGCCCGTACGGCGGCAAGTGCTGCGTCCCAACCTTCCTCGTCGTCGAGGGTGGCTAGGACGCCAAGAATTTCCCCGACAGACTCATCAGGCCCGCGATCTTGTAGATCGTCGCGAACAGCTTGTTCGACTCCGGCATCGACAGCTCACCGAGGTCCTTCCACAACTGCTGCGGATCACCGTCGGTCAGGACGATGTCGAGGATCTGATCGGGGACATCGTCGCCCGTCTTCCTCATCATCGCGAAGAACTTGCGGACGGTCTTCGCCGAATAGCGGCGGCCCACCGAATAGACGTGTCCATCGAACACGATCGGCACCGAGCGGTAGTCGTTCCACACGATCGGCAACTTGACCGGCGGACCACCGACCGCGAGCACCGATTCGAGGTCGAACGGCTCGGTCCGCTCGGCCGACTCGGTTTCCTCGGGCGGCGGGGTGACCCCCGCCTCGTCGGTGTCGACGGGGCGGGGGTCCTTGTTCTTGCTCTTGTTCTCTGGCATGTGAATTCGAGTTCCTTACCTAGCGGGGTGGGATGTGGGATCAGGGGGCGAGCGGGTTGGCGTCGCCGCCCTCACGGACCTCGTTCAGAGCGATGAGCTCGAACTCCCAGCCGTCGAGATCCTCACCCTTGAACGAGCGCGGCGGCGGGGTACCGAGGCGGGTACGTTCGCAGTAGAACCACGCGTTCGCGGTGATGTCGCGGCAGACCGCGAGCACGGCGAATTCCTCACCGTTGCCCTTCTTGTACTCGTAGTTGCCGGTGCTGAGCTCGATGACCTCGCCACCCTCGAGCATCGTCAGGAACGTGGCCTTCGAGCGGTCCGTCGCCTTGAACTTCAAAGTGTCGTCGCGGGGCGAGGACGTCACACCGTAGGCGGACTTGCGGAAGTTCATCACTCGGTGCTTCTTGATGTCCTGCGACGGCGTCATATCGAAGCCCATCTGCAGACCACCGAACGGATCCCATGCCACGCCGGGCGCTGTGCCGGTGACAGGGTTGTCGGCGAACGGATTCGTGGGGAGCAGGGTACCGGCGGGTGCCCGGTAGAAGTCGCAGTCGAGGTAGACGACTGCAAGGTTCGGATCGGCGTGGTTGCTCACGGGTGATTCCTTTCAGCGTTTCGGCCCACGTCCGTGAGCTCGATGATTGGGTCCGGCCCGGGGCGCATGCCAGGACACCCCGGACCGGAGTTCAGCCCCACCAGAAAGTGGGGTGTTCTCGGACGGTGACGGTCAGTTCGACTCGCACCGTCTGGCGATAGAGCGGCATGTCCTCACCGCGCGACCTGTCGATCTGCGGTCCGTTGCCGGGGCCGTCGATCCACCGGCCGTTCCACGAACAGTTTCGGAACTGGCGGGCTGTCGTGTGCCCGATGATCTCCCCACACAGCCCCGCCAGATCCCATGCAACTTCCTCGGGATCGGCCAGGATCGGATGCGGCTCGCTCCGCAGGATCGCCGGAGGCGGAGCGAAGACGTCGATCTGCACGAACGGCTTGCGCAGCATCGGGTCGTCGCCCTTGGTTCCGGCCCCACGAATGACGATGAACGGCCGAACGATGTTCTCCGGAATGTCACGCGTGGTGATCAGTTCCTTCGGAACATGCTCGATCAGATCGGCGTCGGCGTGCAACGCTTCACGAACCGCGCCGGGCGCGAACGGAATCCGTATCTTCGGCGTCATCGCGGCGTCCAACCCGAGTACTTACCGTGCGAGCGCGCCGCATCGGTCATCACCGCCGCCGGCGGAGTATCGAGAGTGCCGTACTCGATATAGCTGGCGTCGTCGGCCGAATTCACCGCGAACACCCGCTGACCCTCGTACTCCACCAGGAACTCCGACTCGAAGTAGCCGGTGTCCACGGGTGCAACCTCACGCGCCTCGTTGACGATCTCGGTCGCGATTGCGATACGACCCTCGATCGTCGTCGCGGTGACCTGCTCGCGCACCTGCCCCGGAAAGACGGTCAGGCGAGCCGACATCAGGACGACTTGGGCGCGGCCTTGGGCGGTCCGGCAGGTCGACCGCCGGGCGTCGAGGTCAGCTCGGCCGGTGCCGCGGCTACGTCACCGGCGGTCTTGACGTCAACGGGTGGTGCAGCGACTTCGGTGGCGCTCTGGTCGTCGTCGGACGGTTCTGCGCTCTCCGTCTTTCGCTCGGCGGCGAGCGCCTCCTCGGCTTCGCGGGCCTGATGCGCGAACGTGCCGCGTCCCGCGAAGTGCTTGCGACCCTCGGAGTCGGTCCACTCTTCGATCGGTTGGGCGGAGGGCTGGGTGTTGTCGGTGTCGGCCATGGTGGCGGATCTCCTTCGTAGTGCGGGGGCAGACCGGACCAATACGGGTCAGGTCATCGCCTTCTGTTCTTCGGACAGGTCTTCACGCAGAACCCATTCGCGGGTTCGCATGTCGAGGAACCACCCGGCCTGTGCGTTGAGCACTGCTTGCGCGATCGCGCCGTAGTAGTTCGGGTCGGTGCGGAAATTGAAATGCCAGTCGGCAGCGCCGAATGCCATTCCGTCGAGGTCCTTGGCCAACTGCACCACCACGAAGTGTGCCGTGTTCGGGTACGGCGGTTTCGGCTTCGGCTGCTGAACTTCGGGCTGATCCATTGCGGATCACTCACTTTCGGTTACGGGGTCAACTCTGGGTTCGAGGCCATATCCGATCCGTGGTCGACGATCGCAACCACGTACTGCACCGGGCCGCCGGCGGCCGACCGTCGCTCCTTCGGCCGGCCACGTATGTAGACGACTTGGCCGACCTCGACGATGTCGGTCGCGTCCGTTCCGTCTGTGCGGGTATCACCGTCGAAGCGGAGTCGGTCCCTGCCGTTCAATCCGCCGGGTACCGGAGCGTTGAGCTGCAGCACCATCTGACTGGTTGTCAGGTCTCCGGGATGCTGCTCCTGCTTCGTTTCGAGGAAACGCAGCGACAACAGGCCGGTGACCGGAACTGCCGTGGGCGGCACCGGAATCCTGTTTCCCGTCGACTCGTCGTAGACCGGAGGGTTCTCGCGCAGCACCGACCAGTTCTGTGGGTACCGCCTCATGTGAGGAAGTCCCTGCGGAAGTGCTGCGGTCGACGATCCGGTGCGTACGACGGCGAGATCGAGAACGACGACGATTCGAGACCGCCCTTGGCGGGCAGCGGTGTGAGGTCGGCGATTTCACTCGGCGTGAAATACACCAGCGACGACGCGTCCGGAGCGAGATCGAACTCGGTCGTCTCCTCCGGGAACTGCATCGACTTCACGCCGAGGCCTCGCCGGAAGTTCGTCAGTGCGCGGATGACCGCTACCGACATCACACCGATCATCACGTCTCGGTCGAGCAAGCCCTCCGCGAGACCATGATCGAGGTCCAGCCCAGACGTGCGGCGCACATCGTTGCGAGCCTTCCCGGACGCGAACCGTATGAGGAACTGAAGTTGCTTCAGCTCCGGCGAGTTCGCGTCCTCGGGAAAGCTCTCCTGGCTGGCGTCACGAATGTGGTCGACGGTGATCAACGGCTCCGTCGACGCCATCGGTCAGTCCCCGATGGACGCTGACGAGTCGGCCGCGGCCGAGTCGCCGTTGTCGCCGTCACCCGACGAATCCGAGGCGTCGCCGCTGCTGTCGCCGTCCGCGTTGTCAGCGTCTCCGTTGGTGTCCCCACCGGTGGAGTCGGATCCTGTCCCGGCATCGGCAGCCGCCGGAGTGGCCGTTGCCTTGCGCGGTGCCGCCTTCTTCGCCGCGGTCTTCTTCGCGGTCGCGGCCTTTGCGGCAATCACCGGCGGCTCGTCCCACACCGTCGGATTGGTGATTGCCTTGACCGCCCAGTCCGGCACTTCGTCGCCGGGGTTGAAGATGTGGTACGTCCCGTCTTCGTCCGGAACATGCACGACCGTCGTGAGATTCGCCATCAGAGCACCTTCGCAATCATCGTCGCGTTGGAGTTGCCGAGGATCGGAAGACCGATGCCCGACGCCTTGGTCCACCGCTGCACCGGATCGGGGTTGATGTAGGAGCCGACGACGACACCCGGTGCTTCGGTGGCGTCGATGTTGTAGTCGGACTCGATCGCCTCGGCTGTGACGCCCCACAGGGTTTCGCCGAGCTTGGCACCATTGGAGGCGATGTACAGGATGCGGTCGTCCGGGATCAGCCGAACGGTGTTGCCGTTGTAGTCCTCGACCTGAGCGTCGAAGATCTCGAACGGCGGATGACCGAAGGAGGTGAACAGGGAGTTCACCTGCTCGCGGGTGACGATGCCCTGCGTTGCACCGGGAGCGAGGCACATCGCCTTGATGGCCGGGTTGCGCATGAGGGTCGACATCACGCGCTGCGAGGTGATCGCGCGAGCCGGGTTGCCCGAGTTCAGGATTCGGAAGACGCTGAACCACGACTCCTGATCGAGAATGGGATCGGCTGCACCGGACCACAAGGTCGCCGCGGTAACCGAGTGAGCCGCCGAACGCTGGAAGTCGGCTTCGACTTCGAGGCCGTCCTGCGCGAGCGAGACCTTGCTGGTCACCACGGCCTGCGCCTTGGCCATGATCATGCGGGTCTTGAGCGCTTCTGCGAGTTCGACACCGTCATTGAGGATGATGTCGAGGATCGCGTTGTCCGCCTTACGCAGTCGCAGTCGGTCGTACTCACCGAGAATGCGCTTCTCCGAGATCGGAGGCAGCTCGCCGGAGATCCGCGCCACGCCCTTGCGCGCGGACTGCGGAGCCTCGGTATCGAACGTGCGGAACTTCGCGGCACGGCGGAGACCGAGCTGAGTGATGTTCGCCCGGAAGTCGACGTCGTCGATCAGGGTGTCCGGGAGCAAGTCGTCGATGAGCGCCAAATCGTTGATCGGGCGATCCTTCAACGCCTCTCGGACGTAGCCGGACAGTTCGGCGGGAGAAATGTAGTCGCTGTTGAGTACCAGAGCCACCATTGCTGTTCAGCCCCTTCCTAGAAGTATCGGATGTCGCGAGCAGTTGCCTGCCCCGCGGCGTTGACGGACTGCGGCAGCTTCGCGGTGAGAACCGCGCCATGCCAGTACAAAGCGCCGGCGACCACGGTCGCTCCGGCGGGAATTTTTACTGCGGTGTACAGATGGCCCTCGATCGGGTCGGCGTCGCCGTCGACCCGGAGGCCGTAGCGAGATCCGATCTTCTTCAACGGATACCCGGACTTGAGCCAGCCATCCGTGTACTTGCCGGCGAACGATGCGACGTCGATGTTGATCGGACGCGCGGTCTCGGTGCCGTGTGCAGTGGCGAGCCACGACCGATCGTCCTGGCCGAAATCTTCGCGCTTGACGGTGAGATCCATGTGAATGTCCCTCCTTCAGAGGTCAGTTCGATTAGGTGGTTTTCTTCTTCTTGGCCTCGTACAGCGAGCGGCCGGCAGAGACCGTGCCGGCCGCGTCGCGACCACCACCGCCCTGCCTGCGGTCACCCTTGGGTGTCCGCCTCTTCTTCTGTTCGCCGCTTTGCGCGGCCAAATACGGCTTCCGCCTGACCAGTTCCTCGATCGCATCCTCGATCTCGTCCTGGTCCACATCGCCGTCTTCACCGACATCGAACTGATCGAGGTCGAGAAACTTGATTGCGTCGGCAGGGTCGGTGAGCTTGCCCGCCGCAGCGGCCCGCACCTCCGAACGCAGAATCCGCGAGTTGGCTTTCGCGAGAATGTCCCGCTCCGCCTCTTTCGCCTTGTCGTCCACTGCCGCAGTAGAGTTTTTCGCTTCGGCCGCACGTCGACGTGCCCGCTCGGTGCGCAGCTTCTCCTTCATTGCAGCGAGAGCGCGTTCACCCTTCGGACCCAACTTCTTGTCGTCCGGATCGTCCTTGTCGTCGTCCGGATCGTCCTTGTCGTCGACGTCATCTTTGTCGTCGTCGGGGTCGTCCTTGTCGTCGTCCGGATCGCCGGAGTCGTCAGGATCGTCCTTGTCGTCAGGATCGTCTCTGTCCATCTGCTGCTGCAACGGCTGCACCGACCACACGACCGGCTGGCGGTCACGTGTGAGGAGCGAGGCGAACATTTCGTCGGACAGGATGGTTCTGCGCATGAGCGGTTTCTCCTAGTGGTGCGCCCCGTGCGGGCAGCGTGAGACCTGCCCCAGTGCGGGTCAGGCAAGAAAAGCCCGTGCGTGACACGGGCATGAGAAAGGCCCCGACCGCAGTTGCGTTCGGGGCCTTGCAGACTCAGTCAGTAGATGACGTCGGGATCGTTGGGGATGTCCGGGTACGGCGGATGGTCGCCGGCCACTTGCGGCGACGGTATGAGGAACCACGCGGCACCGAACAGTTCGGACGGCGTCCGCACTCCGTGTACCCCTGGCCCGACCGGAGTCAGCGGGTACACGAACCGGCCGAGATCGCCGAGCTCGTAGGTGGTCTCGGCGTCAGCGGCGAAGTCGATACCGCCGGTGGATTCGAGCCACCGTTCCGGATCTGTCTGGGATATCACTTTCCAGGTCATAGAAGCGCCATCACCCCGATCACGAATTCCTGTAGCTGACTGGACTTGTCGAACTCGCCATTGATGTCACTGCGGCCGAATGTGTCCTGCAAACCTACCTGGAACACTTCTGCGGGACGACGTGCCGGGTCGGCCATCGTGGAATCGTCGGCGTACGACTTGCCCGCGTACCGATTCTTCCACTGGTCCTCATAGCCAACCTCGTCCGCAAGTTCCGCGTCCTTGGGGTACACGCGGCTGAGCGGTTCGAGGACACCATTCTTCGTGGACCGAGAGCGAAGCAGGGCGAACTCCAACTGAGTGATGCCGTCGATCTTCGATTCCATGCGGTGACCGAGTTCGTGCGCCATCACCTCGTCGGGATAAGAATCGAAACCTCCACGGTAGTTCGGCTTCACGTCCGTTGCATCAGCAGCGATGTAGTCGTAATTGGCCGAATAGAAGGCCCGATCCGCCTTGCCGATGTCCAATCGGCCGGCAGATGCAGTCCGCAACCAATCGGCGGGAAAGATCGACTCTGCTCGACGGAGCGATGCAAGGCCTTCCGCAGTGCCAGGTGTAGCACTCGAGACCCCGAAATCGGCAACGACTGCGGGCTGCTTCACGCCACCGACCTGGCGAATCTCCCGCAGTGTGTCGAGGATAATCTGTTGTTCCCGCTTGGCCACGAGCTTGAGGATTTCATTACGACGCGGAGTGAAGGCACCGCCGCTGGCGACGAGCTCCTTTTCCTCAGCCAGCAGTTTCTTTACCTGCGTATCCTTCGCAATGCGTGCGATTGCGTCGGCACGGACGGCGCGACCGACGGACAACGTCGAGTCGAGGTGCCGCTGCAGCTTTTCGGGGACCAGCTTCGCGCCGTTCCGGTCCGTCGGGTACTTGATCGTGGTGTCGAGCCAACCGGCCCGATCCACCGGCAACGACGCCTTGGCAGTGGCGACGAGGTCGCGCGTAGCGGGCGACAGGATCCGCGAAGCGTTGAACTTCTTCTCCGCTGCCAGCCACCTCTTCACGTCGGAGGCGTACTTCTTCTCGGCCGCGAGCCACTTCTTGACGTCGGCCTTGTACTTGTCCTCCGCTGCGAGCCAGTCGGCCACTGCATCGAGATCGACCATAGGCGGCTTCACCGGCCGCGGCGGCTTGACCATCGCGTCGAGATCCGGCACCAGGCCGGTTCGTGAGCCGATGCCCGAACGAGGACCCGACCGGTCGAGGACGTATCCGTTCAACCGCAGCAGGCGCAGCGCCTCGTCGCGATCTCCACCGGACAGTTCGTAGATGTCTTCCGGCATCAGCCGAGGTGTCGTCTCCGGAGTCCGGCCGCGTCGTCGGATGAGCTTGCCCGCGACTCCACGCTTGGTGACGCCCTCGGTCGTGGTGAACAAGCTCTGCCCGTAGACATCACGCCGAGTCAGTCGACCCGCGGTAGCGAGTCCGTGTGCACCGCGGCGCGCGTTGACGACCTGCCCGATGTCCGCACCCTCGCGAATGGCTTGTGCTCCTGCGAGAGTGAAGATCTTGTCCTGCATCCGCGGATCGAGCGAGGCGAAGTAGTCCATCGGGTCGGTGCGAAGGCCTTCGGCGATGTCCTCCGTCGACGCGATGTGCCGACAATCGCAGAACGGGTGCCGAAGAAAGCCGCTGCTGAACCGGTAGAACCGGCCAGCCAGCACCGCACACCGCGAGCACGACGGTGGATTGAGCATCCGCACGTACCCCACGTCCGGGCGCACGGTCACACTCAGCCCGGTCGCGACGCGGTTGACGTCGGCCACCTGCGTCTGCGCCCGGAGCTGCGTCATTCGCAGCCCTGTCTCCCACGCAGCCGACAGCACGTCGGGGCCGATCGGGAGGCCGCGGTCGACCGCCTTCTTGATCTCGCCCTTCGCGGTGATGATCGGCGAGTACATCAGCGTGTCCAGAGCGCGGCCGTCGGATGCGATTCCGATCAGCCCCTCCGGATCGACCTGCGCGAGCGGTTCGACGACGGTGTCGAGTGCGTCGAGGGTGTCCGCGACGTACTCGTCGGTGCCAACGGCCGAGGCCAGCTGCCCAGCAGCGACGACAGAAACGAGGCGGTCGACATTGCTGGCGAACCACGCATCGAAGTCCCGTGGTGGCCGGCGGCCCCATATCTCTGTCGCAGCTTCGATGACGTCGTTCTGGATGCCCTGCTGGCGAATGTAACTGTCAGCTGCCGGTTCCGGAATCATCGATGTCTCCCGGGGTGCGTTTGGGTACCTCGGTCAACTGGCGATTGAGACGATCGAGAACGGGATCGCTTTCGGCCGCGAAATAGCGACGCTCACGGTTCTTCCGTGCCTCATCCCAACCGAGCTCGTCCCACGAGCCCTCGCGCGAGTACACCGGAGTGCCACCGTTGAGCTTCTGAATGTGGTCCGCTTCTTCGGCTTTCGTGGAGGTACCGGGATCGATCCACTCGACCTTGATCGCGGTGCCCTTGTCCGGCCACTCGCCGGTTCGGAAGCGCTCTTCGAGCGCCATCGCCCAGCCGATGCCGGTTCCTTGGCTCTCGTTCTTCTCGTCGGCGTTGCCGTTGATGCGTGACTCGTCGGCCCGAATAGCACCCTCTGCAGCGGGATTGGCCGTGTTCTGACCGAAGTACCGCATCGGCAGGCCTGTCACCGACGAGCCGAGGCCTGCGTAGAGCTTGACCGTGTCGTGGAAGTTTCGCAGATCCGAGGCATTGAATTGCCCGAACATTGCATCGCGCGGGCCCTTCGCTGTCGCAGCCATCGCCGTGAAATACGACTCCCACACCGGGATCGGCGTTCCGTCCTCGTCTACGAAGTCGCCCTTGGTCGCACCGAGCAGCCACTTTCCAGGCGTGCCGTGGGTTTCCTGCGCGACCTGCATGTTCGCCAACGATCGCGCACACGCGTCGGTCAGGCCCATGATGTCCTTCATCTCCGTCGTTCCGGTCCACTTACCCAGACGACGGCGGTTCAGGAACAGCACCACCGGGATGACACCGAGCTCGTGCTCGTCGACAGCCTCGGTGTCGTCCTCGTTCTCGGCGTCGCCGCCCACCTCGTCGTACTGCCACCCGCGCGGCCCGGCGATCACCTGAATGGTCCGATCGGGCAGAAACAGTGTTCCGACTCGGTCACCATCATCGGTACGGAACTGGCGGAACGCCGCCGACATCCGCCGTCGCCGCTGATCGATGAGGCAGGACATCTGCAGCGGAGACTCGACCGAGATCAGAGGGTGGTCCGGGTCGTCTTCGTTGGTGCCGACCGTCATGTAGCACCGGCCGTAGATCATCGTTTCCTTGTTCAGGAGCCGGATCTCCGATGCCAGGTTGTTGACGTCGAAGCTCTCCTGCAAGGCGACGTCCTTACGGGACACCCTCGGCGATTCTTCGTTGCCTTCCTCGTCGATCACGGCGGCAGCCTTCGAGTCCCGACGAATCAACGACTTGATTCGCTGCCGCCGAGCGATCTCCTCGACGTACATCCGCGGCCAGTTCGCGATGGTCTCGAACATGCGCAATTCTGGTGGCACAGCGACACCGAGCTGCTTGACTCGCTGATCGCCCTCGAAGTACAGATCGTGCAGCCGGTCCTTCGGCTGCAGCCGAGACAGGTTGGCGTTCATCTTGCCGATCAAGTCTCGGTGGTCGGGAGACAGGGTCGTCCGCAGAATCGGTGCTGTCACAACCCCTCCTTCGATTGTCAGTGTCGGCGAAAGAACACTCGTTGGTCGACCGGATCCGGCCATCCTGCGACCAGAGCGTCCGCGGTGGCCTCATTGGCGAGGACCGTGGCTACTGCGGCGTCGATCTTGCGGTGGTGTTCGCCTACTGGCTTACGGATGCCGTGCCGTTGAGATGGCATCGGCACGTTGCGGGCGTTCAGGACATGACGGGTCGTGATCGGGCACCCGTCGTGCGTCATTCGCTTACTCCGCAGATCGGTCTCGCATCGGAGCAACGCCTCGTGCATCTGACGTGGACGGTTCGTCTGCCACTCGAAAACCTTGTCGGCACCATATGTCACCGACCAGGAACCGATCTCGGAGTAGTAGCCCTCCGGGTCGCAGTACATCCGGACGACATCCCAGCGGTCGAAGATGTGCTCGACGGCCACCTCGAGCTGATCGCGCGGGATCTGGCCTCCGTACTCTGCCGGATTCCAGATCGTCGGCCGCAAGGCCCGTTCGTCGCCGTATCGGGGCGTGAACGAGTAGCCCTCCTTCGTCTGCGCCCGGATAGCCGTCCAGTCGTTGGACTCCGAACCATCGAACCCAACGCAGATCTGAGTGCCCGCCTTGGGATTGGGCAACCACAGTCGCTCAGGCCCTCGCATACGCACCGTCCCAGACATCCTGATCCATCCAGGCACCCACACCCTGAACGAGGCGATTGCCGAACCAGCGCTCCGCTTTCGGTGGATCGGTCTCCGAGATTTCCTCGGCCTCGGCGTCGATGGAGTCGATCGAGATCCACGGGCAGCCCGCGTACACGAAGCGCAGCAGTTCGCGACGTTCTTTCCTGTTCTCCCAACGCAACCCGTTCGGCGGCATTCGGTAAAACTTGAATACGTCTTTCATGCGCGACTCGTAGGTCCGCTGCGCGTACGAGTGCTGCGCTGGATTCCAGCAGTTCGTGGTTTCCATCGTGCGGCCCTGCATACCTGCTGCACCGCGACGTTGCGCGTCCGCGACGTCGACGAGCTTGTTCTCCTTCGTGTACAGCCCGGTCTCGTCGTTGAGCACGAACGAGACGCGCTTTCCGATGCGGGACAGGGCATTCGAGGTGACCTTCTCGACCATCGAGTCGCGGGCATTGCCCGGCAACCGGATGAAGTTCTCCCGGATGCCCATCAGCTCCGACAGCGGACCGTTCTCGATCATCGTCGTCAACGGTCCGTAGACGTTGTCGACCTGATCCTCCGACGTGGCGGTCAGCTGAATGATCGGCGTGGGCCACGGCATACCCATCGGCTCGCCCGGGTTGTAGGCATGCTCGAATCCGCAGCCACAGCCGAAATCCGAGCACGCGTACCCGTCGCCGTCCTCGGCCCACCCCGCGAACAACGTCGGCCCCACGGCCTCGCCCGCGATGACCGCCGCCGACCACGGACCTTTACCCGATTTCTGCGGCCCTACGATCTGCGAGCGTCGATACGTGAACGCCTGGTTCAGCATCGGCTTCCGCGGTTGCCACCGAGCGGACTTCTTCACCCGGTAGTGGTTCGCGGTGCACCAGAACTGCCAGTCGGCCATAACGAACGGATCCCCGACGTTGAATCCGTCGGGGATCGAGCAGTGCGCCTGATACCAGGGGTCGAGAACGTCAGCGAGGGTGGGAAAGTCGACGGCGTACGACTCAGTCGCTGCCATCGGACCGAGCTACACCACGCAACCGGCGACCGGTTCCAGTCGTACGTTCGATGACCCGGCCCGCCGTGCGCTGCTTCGCGGCCGGCGACTCCGGCACGATCTGGTCCTTGGGCACGATCACCCAACCGTTCTCCTTCAGACCCGACGGCGTCAGACCGATCTGGTCAGCGAGACGCAGCGCGGCGGACGCGACAGCGGCCGGCGCTTCCGGGTCCTCCATCTTCACGGTCCAGCGAACCCACATCGCGATCGTCCGGAACCGATACGGTTCGCGAATCCATTGCGCTGCCTGCGGAGTCGTCCAGGCCTCGGCCCACACAATGCCCTCGCGTTCGGACGCATCGGGCAGGAACTCCGACAGCGGAGGGAAGTCGTCGCTGTAGCCCTCGACCGGCAGACGAGTGGCCTTCAGATCGCGTGCATCGGAACGCGCCGAGTACATCGACGGCTTCGGACCGGACCTGCTGCGTGCACCTCCATGATTCGTCATCGCCACCAACTCCTACGTTCGGCAGTGCGCCGAACAGACACCGCAGCAGTGCGCCGCGGGAGAAACGATCAGAACCAACCCATACGGTGAGCGAGCTTGCGGATGACCGCCGCGACCAGGTTGTGCATTCGATCAGAGATCGACACTGGATACCGGGTCGTAGCTGGATGCAAAGATGTCGGGCTTGCAGGGGTAGAACTCACCCTTGATGCCGCGAATCACCCAGTCGTCGAGGTTGACCCAGTGAAGCCCTTCCAGAGTCGCGATCACCATGCGCCCGTCCTTGGCGTCGATGCTCACGCCGCTCTCTGGATACCGCGGACTATCAGCGTCGTCGCTGGCGTTGTCCAGAAATTCGTTCACGTCGAACGATCCGAGCGTATTTCGTTCAACCCAGGAATAAATTTCGTGCGCTTCTCCGGGGGTCAGATCGCTCCGGAAGTGCATTGCTTCGATCTCGACTGGCTTCTTACGGAACGTCTGCGCTGGCATGTCGATGTTTTCCTTCCTTGGTTATGCGAGACCTGATGTGGTGCCGCCGAACAGTCGAGCGATGCGCTCCTTCTCGGCGGCCTTCTCCTGACTGAACTCCAAGCCTGGATTCATCCACCTCTCAACCATCCGCAGATACTCCGCGTCAGTTGGCTGGCGATTCGGATTGAGCATCGGCAGCAGCCTCCCTGTTTTGTTTTTCCGGGACTTCTTGAACCCTCCGCACCTCGGAGAGCCCTCCCCCACGGCGAACCTCGAGGAGGGGGGCTTAGGGGCACCCCCCTGGGGTGCATCGCCGCAGGTCAGAGCATTGATTACCTACGCGAACCAGTTTCGTTTCCGCTGGTCAGAAGCGTGCAGCCTGCCTGCTGTTGCAGCTCCGACAGTGCACCTTCAGCGGTCCATGCGGGTCACCACCGAGCGCGATCGGTGGATCGTGCGCCGCAGTCAGGTCGCGCGATCGATGGCCTGGCCGGCGAACACCAGGGCACCAATAGCCATGCTCGGCAACCCAATCCGCGACAGCCTGCGCTCGACGCTCTTGTTCAGCTCGATCACGCGTGACCTTGGTAGGCACCGTTGCACGTTGGTAGCGTTCCCGCTCCCTCGCATGCACCGTGCACAGTGGGCCAGCCTGTATCGACGGACACCCGGGCACCGAGCACACACGCTTGGATGCACGTGCCATCAGGCGACGGATGAGTGCGGCACCAGTGACGGATCATGTGGTGGGTCACCCTGACCATTGACCAGTACGTCGACGTACGGTCCGCGGTCGTCGATGCCGCAACCATCCATCAGTTGACAGGCAAGGCGAACTGCGAGATCGACGGCTTCGAGCGCATCGGCTTCGAGCGCAGTGCTGGCATGCAGTGCACCGAGCGCGACGTCAGCGCCGGACCCGAGCGCTGCTATCCCGTCGTGTACACGTACGGCATGGTGTGTGAACACGTAGAACAGATGGCCGCGCCATCCGAGTAGCAACGCGCCGTTGAGCGTGGTCTCGTCGCCGTCGTTGCTGTGCAGGATGGGTGGTGTCTGTTCGGCCATGAGTTCGGTGATTGCGTTTGCGATCGCGTCGGCCCAGTCCTGAACGTCGTCCTCGTCCTCTGAATCGATCGGCATGGATTCGATCTTCAGGTTCCTGCCGATCACCGCCAGCATCGCGCCGTGACCGCTGGCTGCAAACAGGACGTGCTCCCCCGTGATTCCGGTGGCGATCCTGCGGATCTTGTTGTCCGACATATACACGCCGGTGCCGCCGTAGTTGGTGAGGCGATCGGCTGCCATCACCACGCGGTCTGCGTACGCGAGCGCTGCTACTACCGTCATTGTTTGTTCCTTCCGAGCAAGGCAATCAGGGGAGTTGGGCCGCCGAGTCGGGGAACGACAAAGCGACCGGGACGTGGAGTCACCGATCGCTTACGCGAAGAGTACACCACCACATGTCCACACGCTGGTCACAGCGCTTCTACCGTTTTCGTGTCCGAGCCGCGTTGTAATGTGCCGCTGCCTCAGCGTCGACAAGGTCGGCGAGATGGAACCCCCGAACGCCCTGACGCTCGATCGTGCGCACCGTGCCGGCCTTCACCCATCGCAGGATCGTCGGGCGAGATCGTCGAGTCCTCCGCACAGCTTCAGCCAGCGTCACGTACCGATCCGAGTCCACATCCAGCGGATCCACTTCGGTCATTCGGCTATGTGTTTCGGCGTGAACTGCACAGGCTCGCAATCGGCGCGAAGATACAGTGGGTGCCTTGGCGCTCCGTCCTTCGTCACTCCGAGACAAGACAGTCGGTTCGCACCTGGCATTGCGGCGACGTCGCGGACGCGATCGGGCCGAGCATTGGCACCCCACGCCGCAATTACCAGGCCTGGCCGACTAAGGGCGACACGCACCGCGGTGTCATTCTCGGGACCGACGGGATCGTCGACGGTCCACAGCTCCTGTGGTTTGGTCGCCCGGTACGCGTACAGATTTACGACGTGGATGCCGTCGTACCCAAGCGTGCGAGCGAACCCGCAGCAGCGACGGATAGTCGGGTCATCCTGCGACGCATCAGCAGTTGACGGATTCAGCATCACAAAGGTGAGCCAGAGACCGTCGCCCCAAACACGACGAAGGGTGTATCGATACTTTCCGTCGTGCGACACCGACGCAGCGCTGCGAACCGGTGGCGAGAAGAGTCCTGGTTCTGTGGGGCTCACTGCTCGTTCAATGCTCACGACTTCTCGCCCTGCGCGGCAGAACGACGACGAAGCGACCACTCGCGCAGCTGTTCTCGGTATGCCTCCGGGGTCTGATCAGGATTGGTGTGCTCCAACTTTGCGGTGCGACGGCCACCGAACACCGTGAACTCGTCGCGCTTGTAGTACTGCGAGTCGAGCAGGTAGCCGCCGTGAAGAAGGTAGCTGAGCTCGTTCTCGATCTCCTCGTGACTGTTGCCGTACACCTGCACTGTCAGCTTGTACTTAGTGACCGGCGGCTTCGACTTATCGTCAGCCATGGGTGTGCCCCTCGTCATTGGTGCGGAGTCCCGGCGCGGGCAGGTTGTCGATGATCTGCACCGTCGGGCACGGCCAGAACACGACAGATGGAACGATGTCGTCATCGGTCGAGAACGAGCAGGTATCGCAGACCGGACCGGAATGGCCAGCGCCGAGAGTGCATTTCTCGCAGTTCCAGTCGTCGCAGGTCCAGCTGCCGTCCTGGCTGCGGACGTGAAGTTCCCGCACCTTCGCGATGGTGTTGTCGCGTTCTCGCAGTGCAGCCGCGATTTCCGCCACGTTGCGGAATGTCGTCCCGTATTCCCTGCGGTATTCCGACCACTCGCGCGCAAGCTCAACGATGTCGTTACTAGCTGCCGTGATTCGCGAACTTCGACCGACATCACCCAACCAGCGATGATGCCGTTTGAGGCCGATCCGGTAGAGCGCTCGACGCCACCGCGGCGCGGCCCACAGGACGATCGTTCCTCCTATGATGACTTGGCTCATGTCCAGCCGTTCCCTTCGTAGATGCTCGCTCCGGACGTGGTGCCCATAGCTCGGCTTCGGATGTCTTTGTCTCGGATGTCTGCGCCGGACTCGGCGACGAGACTGGCCCAGTTCCAATACACTTCGTCGACCCGGCCGCCGCAGCGGAGGTCCGAGCAGGCAACCAGCATCGGGTGCGCGTACAGCTCCCGCCGGATGACGTGCAGCACCGGTTGGCCGGCGTCGTCGAGGAGCGGATGCCCGTACCCGTCGAGTCGCGGGAACGGGGCCGGTTCCATCCGCGGACCGATGCCGCCGGGCGGGTAGTGCTCGGGTGGCTCCCGCAGTACCGGGATCTCCTCGTACATCGGCGCGTGCGCCGGTGGGTGTACGACGATGGATTCGCGGTTGCAGTCCATGCACCGGAATCCCCTGGCGCGGCGCGATGTGTCGCCGAGGGGCCACCGGTTGGTGTGCGATCGGCGGTTCTGTCCGAGCTCGGTCATCATCTGCCCCGCCCACTCCTGCTCGGCGATCCAGTCGAGCCGATCGAGCAGGTACTTCGTGACCGAGTTGACGGTGCGGTTCACGATGATCGGTTCGATGGCTCGGAAACCGACGACGCGGCGCTCCTGCTGCAGCGGCGCGACCGGGCGGTACGTTGACCGCCACGTGGTGCGTGCGCCGGCCAAGTCCGGGCCCATCTCCCCGCGATCCGCCGAGACCTGATCCGCCCACTCGCACAGGAACACGAGCTCCTCGTCGGCGGCGTCGACTGCGGCCGCCGAGATCGGTAGTGGTGGTTCCTTCTTCGATGGCTTCGTGTATCCGGCACTGCGATCCGGAGCGGTGTTCGACGGCTCGATCTGCTCGCGCATCCACTCCACCGTGCGGGGCGTCGATGCGATGAGATCCTGCAATCGGGTGAGGTGCCCACGGCAGAGAGTCGAGCCGTCGTGGGATGCGGTGACCGCGCGGCCGCCGTCGACTGCTCGTTCCCACACCGCGGTCATCCCGTCGCCGACGCCGGTCTTGCCGTCGGCCGCGGTGAACGGCTCGCCCTTGTCGGGGGTGCGCTTGTGCGGGAGGGAGCACACGCAGGTGGTTGCGGCGACGTCGATGCTCATGCGCGGCCCTCATCCCAGCCGAGGATCTTGATCAGGTCCTGCACGCGTTGGAACGCGTCGCTGTCGCCGCCGGTTCGATCCGGATGGGTGTTCGCCTTCGCCAGTCGCTTGATCCGGTCGGACGAGGCGATGCCGGACGGCTCGACGCCGTCGGTGTCCGGGAACGCGATCAGTTCGAGGGCACGCAATGCCTGAGCGGTCGACTCCTCTGTGGGTGTCGAGCTGGCCGATCCGATCGCGCGGAATCCGGTGTACTGCTGAGCGTTCGGGGTCGTGCCGAATCGGTCGAGCTTGCGCAGCGCTTCCAACGACAGCGCGATCGCCCGCAGGTTGTCCTGCCAGTGAGTGAATCGATCGCACGGGAACGACAGCGGGCCTTTGCTCGACTCGATCGAGAGGATCACACCCGGATGCGTCGGAACCGCGTTGGCCCTCGGTAGTCCGTCGAGTCGAAAGTCCTGCTCGCGCATGGCGATCTGCAGCACGGCTGTCGCTGGTCGGTTGCCTGTGCCGATCGCCCGGAGCTCGCGGTCGAGGAGCTGCAGGGTCGATCGCCAGGGAGCGGAGAAAGGTGACGGCCCGGGTTGCTTGGTTCGTGGTGCCGGCCAATTCTCGATCGGTCGCAGGGTCAGGCCGGATGGGTAATCGCTCACGGTCACTCCTCGCTCGTCTTGCAGGTGGAACACGGTTCGTGCTGACCGTGGGTCTCGCAGATGGTTTCCGTCACCGTCGATGCCGGGCCGCGCCAGCCGAACCACGGCGAGCCGAATCTGGCGGGGACTTCGACATCGGGTGCAGCGCCCGCGTCCATCGATGGATCGAGGGTGTGGGCGGTGGTGACCGGTCTCGGTGGGAATGGATTCACAGGTCGGTCAGGAGATTGATCTGGACTGGCCTGTTTCGTAGAGCTACGGGAACGACCACGAGATCTGCGGCGGCCACGTTTACGAGCGGTGTCTCCGGATGGATGGTGGTCGGGTGACCCAGACGAGTGACCCTCCCCCAGACCCCTACCCAAACCATCACCCTGCCCTGACCCTGCCTGGCGCACGTGCGCCCGCACATGCCCGAGGACAGTGTCGGAAAGTTGATTCTCGGGTTGATCCGGTTTGATCCCGGTTTGTTCCGCCTCAGGGGCCGGTTGGGCCGTTTCGGGCGGGGTTTGATCCGAATCCTCGGGTACGTCGCTCACGCGGCCTGTGGTGGCCGGCGCAGTGCCGCTGTCGTGCCGTGTCCCATCGACGGGTTGCCCCGGTGAGCCTGGCTCGGCAGTGGAGGGTGCGTCGGCCACCTGCGGCCGTGTGGAGCGGTCCTGAGCGGCACTGCGCGTCCCTGCGTCGTCGCGTCCGGCGAGTACCGCTTCGTCTGCGTCGCGTCCGGCGAGTACCTCTTCGCGGGAGCTACCCGGCGAAGACAACCCGTCATCGGAACGTGGAGACGAAACCAACCCGTCATCGGATCGCGGCTGCGAGACCACGACATTGGTGTGCTGCTCGGCGACAGTGCGGGGAGCTGGACGTAACTCCATCCCCGCAGCCTTCGGTGTTCGGTTGCCCTTGCTCGAATTGCAGGGCTGGCACGCGATCACGATGTTGCGTGCACCGTTGGTCACCGAAGGGTCGACGTGCTCGAGGTTCGGTTTGACACCCGACTTGTTGTCCATGCGCTTGACCACGGTTCCGCAGTACCGGCATTGCGCCGCCATCTGCTTCGCCGGGACATTGGGATCGATGCAGTCCCGCGCCCACACAGCCGCAACAATTTTCGCGTCCTTCAGCTCGGCGGCCTTGCGCCGCTTGAGCCGGACCGCTGCGCCTGTGTCGTATCGCAAGTCGAACCAGTCGTGGAACAGGAATGTCCCGTCCGCGACCGGAGGGCACCGGGTGCAGTCGTGCCCCGGTGCGTGCCACAAACCCACGTGGACGAGCAGCGCGGCCGCCTGCAAGCTCAGCTGCGGGCTGAGCAGAATGCGGGCGACGTCGGCTCGTTTGACCACCCCGTCGGAACCTGCCGCCTGGCACGTCGTTCCCGCCAGAGACCACACGGTGAACGCTGTGCACCCAGACGTGTCGCCGTCGAGTGTGGGATCCAACAACGCTTTGATTTTGCGGTTGTTGGACAACTCGTCGACCAGCTGGAAGAACGGCAACGGACATCCTTAGTCAGAGAACGGGTAACAACGGGGGCGACACGATTAACGGTCTGGGGTGGTGCTCTCGCCGAATGCGACATTGGTGTGCTTCCTCGGGTTTTGTCAGGACGGGTGATCGGGGCAGAGATCTCGGTTATTGCTCTTGAGCCACGAGTGCTGGCGGGCGAGCTCGAACGCGGCCCGGGCGGTGTCGACGTAGAAGTGCGCGACCTTCCCGCACGAGTCGCAGGTGACCTTCCAGCCCTCCATGCCGCGCTCCTGGAACGGGCGGATCACGGCCGGCCTCGACGCTCGAGGTACACCTCGCCGACCGTCACGGCCGCCGACGTCACACGGAACGCGACGAAGAACACCGCCGACGTCGCGAGACCCAATGCCACCACGACCGAACCGATCTCGGCGCGGCTCATGCCTCTGGGATCGAACCGTCGGTCAGCGTGTCGTACCACCGCTGAACCCATCGAGCATCACCGATCGCAGTGTGTCGCTCCTCTTCAGATGGGGGCTGCACTCCGCAGAGTTCGGAGAGCGCATCCGACTTGATCGGCAAGTCCAACAGTTGACTGGGGTACGGGCTCGCTGCATGTAGGTATCCGAGCGCGACAGCTTCGACATCGATCAGGTGGTAATGCCATGCCGCACAGAGGTTGTGGCGGCGAAGCATCGCGGCCAGACACTCGGTATCGAAGTTGGGCACCGCGCCGATGATCGTCGCGCCGCGAGTCATGCGCTCGACCAGCACAGCGGCTTTCGCCTCGGTCGCCAACCACGTCCCCGGCGACAGCTTGCGCTCCTCGACTCCATCTGACAGAGCGATCGGATCGACTGCCCGGAACGAAGGGTGGCTGTCGTAGAAGTGCCCGACGTTCAAACCTATGAGCTCGGCCGACGACAGATCGACATCGGCAACGAACACACGCTGCTCAGTCGTGCGGCCCGACGGCTCGCGGCGAATCAGCGCGATCTCCCACGGTCGCCGATCGTGATGCAGTCCAGTCGTTTCCGTATCCAAGAACACCAGTGCGTTTGTCACAGTTCACCTCTCAGAATTCGAGCTTCGGGGGAATTCCATGGATAGCCACGGGCACGCGCTGAGTCCGGTTCACGCAGCACGGCCCAGGCAATCCCGTACACGGCGAGCACCGCGGCGGCGACGAAGATCAGCCACATGACGCACCACCGAAATCGAAGCCGAGCTCGATTGGCTTGGTGATGCGCTTGACGATCAGCGGTAGGTAGTCGGCCTCGCGCTCGATCGAAATACACCGCACCCGCTCGTGGATGCAGGCCTCGGCGGTCGTGCCCGATCCTGCGAACGGTTCGAGGACAACGCCGTTCGGCGGCGTTACGAGCCGAACGAGCCAGCGCATCAGCGAGAGAGGCTTCACAGTCGGATGCTGGACGCCGTTGACAACCGGCCGCTCGCTCGTGGGTGCTTTGGCCTCGTAGCGGAAGGTGGGGAAGAACCGCGATGCGCCGCCTGTGTCACTGTGACCGGCTACGGATTCGGGCCTACCGTTGAAATCGCCCAGGGTGCTCGTGCCCCGCTTGGCTGTCTGCTTCCCCGCGGCCGCACGGCTCGTACTTACACCACTCTGCGAATCGAGCGCACCGGCCTGAGTTCCGTCGAGCAGAACATTCGTCGGCCATCGTCCCTTGTTGGAGTCGAAGTCGGCGGCCGGCGACGGGGTACCGTACGTCGACCCGAACGACCTGCTGGCGGATGACAGTCCGTACTCGGTGCGCTCGCGGCCATCGATGCGGCAGCCGTCGATATTTAGTGCTCCGGTGCCGTGCGCGAGTACGTTCGCCGGCACGGTGCCGCTCAATGGTTTGCGGCCGACAACGATTGGCTCGAAGGCCGGTTTGAGCGCGGTTCCCCAGCCCTGCCATGGCAGCGCGTCAGCGGTCAATTCGAGCTCCTGGTCCAGCAACCCCGTGTCGCGGCGTCCTGCGCCGTCTCGGTTGCCCTGGCGGCCAGATTCGACGTAGTCCGCGCCCATGGTGGCGCGGCGGATAGCGCCTGAGTTCGAGCCGTAGCCAAGCTGTGTACCGGTGATCGCCTTCGCGACGTCGACCGACTTCGGGAACCCGGATCCGTACAGCCAGGCGATCGAGTCGCGAATCTCGAACCCGGAGTCCTCGACAGCCGACGCGAGCCGGTGCCAGGTGCGCGAGCCACCGAACGAGACGATGTACCCGCCAGGCTTCAGGACGCGGAGGCATTCGGTTGCCCATGCCTCGCACCAGTTCTGGAAGTTCTTCATCGCACTGGGCGAGAGGTCATACGTGCCTGCGTCCATCGCGCCGGTATCACCGATCTTCTCGTCTGGACGGTCAGCGGCGCGGCGGTGTACACCCGGCGACCCGTTCTTCCGGGTCGAACTGAACTCCCCTGGCTGGTCCCACTGTTTGCCCATGAACGCAATGCCGTACGGCGGATCCGTTACAACGGAGTCGACTGAGTTGTCAGGGAGCGTGCGAAGGACGTCGAGAACATCGCCATGGTGGAGGGTGACCGCGTCGTCGCGGTAAACGATTGTCACGAGAGGTCCGCCGGTCGCTCATTGCCCGCGTAACAGTGGGGACGGTTTCTGTCGTTGGTGCAGTTTCCGACGCCGCAGCTACGTGGGTTGCCGCACTGTAGGCAGCATTCGGCGAGGTGATCGACGATTTCCCGCTTCGGCGTCCACAGCCCGAGCGCGCCAACGCATTCGATCGGTTCGGCTAACGGGGTGACGTTGTCGAGGACCAGGTGCACGATCTGGCGGCGTTCTTTGCCGGTGGGGTCAGGGTACGAGGCCTCGCCCCACGGCTTGCAGCACCCAGCTTCGGGGTGCACATCGACGAGGTTCACGATGCCGATGATCGCGCCCGTACGGAACGGCCAGCGAACCATCTTGCCGCCGAACTCCCACCCAACGAGGGGCTGTGGCGGGGCGAGCTCCGTCATCATCTTTCGGTACTCAGCCTTGACGAGTGGCGATCGCTCTCCGCGTTCGGACCAGCGGTTGCCTGCATGAATTGCCAGGGGTCCGCGGTACTTCCAGTTCTGAGTACGGTTCTCGATGGTCTTGCCGCCGTCGATGATCGCCCATGCCCACGGTTGCTGAACAGTCAGTGCCTTCATCCGAATCAGAGCCCCTGTTCGGCGTAGTAGTCGGACAGCTTCACGGGTGTCCAGTAGTTCGCGAATTGACCCCTGGGATTTGGACCGCGCTTATCGAATGGGTCGCCGGGGCATGCCGCACTGACGACGCCGTCCGCGACTGTGATGAACGCTGACGTGCACGAGAAGCCGCCGTCACCGGTTTCGCCGACGGTGATCATGGTGGGCAGACCGGTGATCTTCTCTGCAATCGACGCCGGTCCCTTCACATAGGGCATCGACCGGCCGAGCGCTTTACCTGCTTCGGTACGCGGGTCAGCTACCCAGCATCCGATACGGCGGTTGAACTTCCATCCCGGGTGCGGTGCCTCGGCGGCCTTGCGTCGGTATCGGGTGTCGTCACCTTCTGCGTACTCGAATCCCGCGAACCAGCGGTCCAGGGTGACGCCGTCGTATCGGACCTGATAATCGCGGTCCACAGAATCCATCGGGTAGGTATCGGCCCAGTCGTCGCACTCGGACTTGAAGTTCTCACGCCGCTTCGCCGCCACAGTGAGCGCTTGGACGAGATCGGTTGCGGTGCTGCGGTACACGTGCGTCACCGGCCAGGTCATCGGACACCGGCGATCATCGACGCTGCGCGCTCGGCATAGGTGACCGACTCGCCCTGCATCTTCTCGTGCAGGTAGCAGGTGTGGCGGCCGTGGGCGGTGTAGCCGAGTGACCACTTGTATGCGTTCCACCAGTCGACGCCGGATCTCTTCCAGATTTGGAGTGCACCTTTGAGTGCTTTGCGGCGGAGGTCTTCCATCCACGCCGGTACGTCGACGAGTGACAGGCTGGTGATCAGCTGCGCGAGGTCTGCGAGGGCGTTACCTTCGGGGAGTTCCGAGATGGGGTCGCCGGGTGCGGAGAACTGCAGCACCTGGAACCGGTCGGACTTGATGTACCGGCCACCGAGGATGCCTTGGCCGCCGCGGTTGACGCCGATGATCTGGCTCTTGTGGCGGGACGGGTCGGAGATGAGAACGACGGCGCGGATAGTCAGTCCCGGCTGCAAGCCTTCGCCTATCTGGGCGGCGACGTTGCCGGCAACTTCTGCGCCACCGGAGTAGCCGAGCAGGATCGCGCCGGGGAACTTGCGAATCAGATCGAGCAACGCCTGTTCGGCGTGCATGACGTTGGTGGTGAAGCTATTCCCGTTCCAGCGGGGCACGGGCCCGAAGTCGGCCGACCAGACCAGTTCGATGATGACGTACTTCTTGGGGTCGAGGTTCTTTGTGACGGCGGACAGACTGTTGGTGCCGTACGGTTCGCCGATGCCTCGGCAGGTGATGATCACTCTCATGTCGCTGGTGACCTCCGGGGATTCCATGGCGGCGTAGAAGCCGTAGAAGTCCGGCGTCGTTGTCAAAGTGTGTAGGTCGTTCATTCAGCTCGCCGCCTCATCGTGGTTGTTGCTGCTGTACGCGGGCTCAGGGAGGCGGGATGACCATGCCACCGACCACTCTTTGTTCCGGGCCGCGTCTTCTTCGCCGATGTTGAGGGGCATCAGCAACCCCAGGAACGACTCCCCCGCACGGATCAGCAACGAGCGGAACCCTGTGTGGGATTCGAGCAGCAACGGCTTCAGGTAGGCGGAGGCTGCAACAGCGAATCGAGCGAACCGCGGGCCGTCGACGGCGAGCTCCTCGATCAACACGGGTGCGGAGAAATGGGATCGCGAGATCATCTTCGGGATGTCGAGGAACTGCTCGTCGGTCGGCAGCCGTGGGATCTTGTACGAGCGGCCATCGACGAAGCCCGCGCAGTCGACGAGGGTCACGAACTCGTCATCGGCCTCGATACGCACCTGGAACTCGGGTGCGTCCGAGTCGGCCTTCTCTTTGCCCGCCTTGAAGATCGAGAGGATCTTCTTCACGTCCTCCGGCAGAACATCGATTGTCGCGAGGCCCGGTTCGACTTGCTCCCAGATCGACACGATCGCCTGACCCATCGAGAAACGGTCAGTGGCCATGACCCATAGGTTGACCGGGTCTACGAGCATCCGGACGCGGGTGTATGTCGGAAGGTGTTCGTCGTTGCCGGCGTGGACGACGACCGAGGACAGGGCCGCGCGGAGGTCGGCAGTGCCGACGGTGATGATGACGTCGCTCATGGCCTACGTCCTTCCTGATCGGTGATGTCGTTGCCCGGGGATGGGAATTGAGAGTTGGCCTTCGACTTCGGTGTGCGGGGCCGCTTCCTTGCCCGCGATGTAACGGTGGAGACCGACCTGTCGCTCCGGAGGGAGGGAGAGGAACCACTGCTGTGCGGCAGTGAGAGCGGCGGAGTCCACCTGCTACTCCTGTGCATCGGCCGCAGCCGCATCGCGAGCGGTCAGCAGACCCTGCTCGACGTCGGAGTACTCGTATCCGAAGACCTCGGTGAGGTCGTGGTGCCATGCGTCCAGCGCCGGGTAGGGCTTGCGTTCCCACTGAAAGCTTTTGAGGAGGCCGTCTTCTTGGAGGACGTTGTCGAGCAGGTACACGGAGACCGCCAACTGCGTCAGGCTCATCTTGTTGACGTGCCGTTCGATCTCGGCGTGGTCGTTCTCGTCGTCGTCTTTCGTCATGGGCGGCACGCCGAGCAGTTCCATCGCTGCGGACTTCGTGTATCCGGATCGGGTGGAGTGGTCCATCACGTACAGGCGTAGGCACCGGACAGCGAAGTCGGAGTTGCTTTCGGCGGCAGCCTTGGCGAGGAAACGGCGGCGCACGGTCGCCGCGGTCCGCAGGTCCTCTTCGAGCTTGGCCTTGCGCTCTCGCTCCTCCCGCGCCTGTGCCTGCGCCCCCGTCTCGACGGCGGGTTTGATCGGCTTGCCCGATGAGTCGGTGTCATCACCGCCGGAGCCGGGGAAGAACTGCTTGTACTTCCACACGTACCCGGATTCGACGTTCCGGTCGGTCAGAGCGACGCGCTCTGCACCGTCTGGAATCTCATCCTCGTTCTGGGCTTCGATCCAATCGAAGGTGACGACGGCGGGGTCGGTTTCCGCCGCATCGGTAGCGGCGTCGGCCTCCTCGTCGAGTGCGTCGTCGGTGGCCACACGAATCCCTTTGTCGGTCAGCTCCTTCACGATCTTCGCTTCGCGCTTGAGCCAGTCCCTGTCCTTGCGTGCCTGCTCGACGTTGAACGCGAAGTTCGGGGTACCGAGAAAGAGAGCGAGGCGGTCGTACACCGGCTGGTCGTCGGCGAACTCGGTGAGCGCGAGCGCATCCTCGATCGTCACCTGACGGGCGACGAGCCTGTCGCGCACCGACTGCGGCGCATTCGCCAGCTTGATGCGGTCCCTGATGGTCTTCTGCTTGTGACCGGTCTGCGAGGCAAGGGTCTTGAGGTTGACGTCGTCGAACTCGAGCAGCGACTGGTACGCGTTGCCCTCCTCCACGACGTTGAGGTCGGAGCGGTGCAGGTTCTCGGTCAGCATCACTTCGAGCTGTGCCCGGTCGTCGCCAGCGAGGTCGAACCGGACGATGCACGGCACCGTCTTCAGTACCGCTCGCTTCGCGGCCGCGTGACGGCGATGCCCGGCGATGAGCGTGTACTTCCCCTTCGCCTTCGCGGGAGTCACTATCAACGGTTCGAGGACGCCCTGGCCCTTGATGGATTCGGCGAGCTCGGTCACGTCACCGAGGTCGGTGCGAGGGTTTTTCGGGTGCGGGACGATCGCGGTAGGTCGTAGGTGTTCGAGGATGGTCTCGCGGACCTCGGTGGTGTCGGTCTGTGTGGTGGTCATCGTGTGCGCTCCTGGCATGTTGCGGACGGGTGGTCAGGTTCTGTTCGGCAGATCGAGTTGGACGTGAGCGGGGCGGGGGTTGTACGGCTTACGGGCGGTGCAGATCTCGGAGTGGCGAATCCACAGGCGCTCCCCGTCGGCGCGGGCGGCGTCGAGGTCGGAGCCTTTGAGGACTTCCGCGTACACGGCGCGGCCGTTGATCGGTCCGGAGAAGTGCTTGCGGACGGTGCCGAGTTCCGGGTCCGGTGAGATGTCCACCGGTATCCATCGGTCCTCCCGCGACATCGACTTGCACCAATGCACCGGTGCGTGACAGTCCTTGCATTCGCTCGCCACAGCCCGCGTTCCTCCTTCCTCTCGTTCAGCCGGTCCGTGCACGAGCGCCGACGAGCACTCGGTGGCGACGGACGGTGGCCCGGGTCTGCGCCATCACCGGTGCACACTCGGGGCACATTCCGTGGCGTGCCGATTCAGTTGTCACAGCGGTGATCTCGTCGCACAGAAGGCACGGAATGCGGTCCGCTCCTGCTGCCTCAGGGACGTCTGGGGCAGGGTGTACAGATTCGAGGCCGAGGTGCTCGCGGATCCGGACGACCGTGTAGTCCGTCCACTTCGTATGCTCGGCAATCTCGCGGTCGGTCATGCAGCGGCCGACGAGTGTGGACACCAATACGCGGCGGTCGTACGGCGACAGCGCTTCACCGGGGAGATGTCCGGCGAGTGCCTGCTCGAATCGTTCCGGATGGTCGAGGCGCTTCACAGCGACACCACCACGGCGTAGCCGGACTGGAACTCGATCGCCGGAATGCACTGGTACTTGCCGGCCGCATCGCGGACCACATAGTCACCCGGCACCGCGAACATCGACGGCTCGTCGAGAGGCTCGATGTAGAACCGGTCACCACGCTTGGCGACGTTCTCGTCCAAGACGAACTTCAGCATGTCGACGAAGTTGTCGCCGGTCCACACGATTGCGTCGACCTGCTTCGGCACCTGCTGATATCGGCGATGTGTTCTGCTGGGTCGAGCACCCATCCGAGAGAGGGGAACAATCCCATGCGGTATGCCCGACTGTTCATCGGTAACGACGGAAACAGACTCGACGCCAAGCCTCACATCGTCGCCAGTCTGATCAAGGCCCTCGACGCCACCGCCCGCCTGGCCGGTCACGCCGCCCTTGTTTCCGAGCTTTCGGGCGAAGACGGCGTAAGCACACGCTTCGCCCTCTACATCCCCGGCGAAGATGGCTTCTCGGTCCTCCGCGCTGATTACCAGGGGGAAGACAGTGCCCTCGACACCGACTACCTCCAACGCGCGGTTCAATGCGCCATACACCTCGGAGGGTGGATCGTTCTCGACGCGCGCGACGAAGTGGTAACTGACATTGTCGAGGCCAAAAAGGTCAAAGCGCGTGCCATCGACCTCTATCGAGAACGCCACCCGGGCATCTGATGTCCGGCACGGCGCGGTGAAGTACTCGAACGTTGATCTATCGGTCAGGAACGGCATCACGCACCACCGACCAGCGGGTAGAGCGACGCGGCGACCAGCAACGCCACCAGCACGACGATGAACACCATGTAGACGCGGAGTCGGCAGCGAACCGACGGTGGCAGGTCATCGTTCACGAGACGTACCACCCAGCTGCGATCACGAGTGTGCAGATCAGCCGCATCGCGAGGTAGCCGCAAACAGCGGCGGCTGCGATCAGGACGTAGGCAATGCGTTCAGCGGTCATGACGCCATCACCTCGACCGATGCCAGCCACAAGTACAGGGCGTCGCGGACGTGCTTCGGGAGTGCGTCGGCGGTGACCTCGCTGATCGGTGTGTCACTGCTGCCCTGCGGTGATTGCTCGACGACCGCCTTGCCGAGTGGCGACTTCTTGTCGACAGCATCGACCTGTATGAAGTACCGCTCGTTGACCAGGCCACGCTTCGCGTTGACCTCGGACACGATCACTTTCATGTCGGACATGTCATGCCTCCGCTACGTTTTCGAGGACACCCTCGAGCAGGCTGAGTTGGTATGCGATGTGGGTGATGAGCTTGTGTTGATCACGGTCGACGTCGGTGTCGGCGAGCTGGTCGACGGCGGACTTCGCTGCCCGGCGGATCAGTTCGGCGTTGTCGATCAGCTGCGCGCGCTTCGCCTCGCGAGCCATTCGGACTGCGCGGCGGCCGTTGATGACGCCGACGCACGCGGTGTCAGCCATGTGCCACCGCCGGGGCTGCGACCGGTGGCCCGGTGATCTCCGAGCGCGGCGGGAGGTACGCGACGCGGAGCTTGTCGCCGGGTTTCATCCACCGGTCGTTGACGGCCTGCCACAGGTGCAGTCCGTCGACCTCACCGCGGTAGACGACTCGGCAGGGGTACACCGTGTAGACGGTCTTGCCGGCGTCGTTGATGTGCGGGACGAGGAGCTCGACACCGTGTGGCCGGTCAGTCGGGGTCGCTGCGGCCGGGATGTACCGGTCGTAGGCGAGCTGCGCGGCGAATGCAGGGCCGGACAGATCGTCGGGGGTATTGTTGCTGGTGCTCATCAGGATTCACTCGATTCTTCTGGTGAGTAGACGGGCCTCGCGGGCAATGCGGGGCCCGTTACTTGTCGGTCGAGGTAGGTGGATACCGGTGGTGGCGGCGACCCGGGGGGCCGGTCAGCCGCCACCACCGGGGCCTGAACCGTCAGGGGCCGCAGTGGGATTCAGCGCGCCACCGTGACGGTCAGACAGCCCGGCAGGTTTCCCCGACGGGCGGCTCTTGAGATGCTGGCCAGGCTTCGGAACATCCGGCTCCGTACGGAGCGCATCGTTTCCCGTGAGGTGTTGGAATTGCTCGGCCACTTTGTTGACATAGACCGTGACCGTTTCGGCGGGACTGCGCGTCATCAGCGTTTCGACGTTCGCCTCGATATCACCGTGCGAGATGTAGGGAGACGGATCTGCTGCGACGGTGAGCACCTCACGTAAGGCGCGCCTCAACCGCTCCAGCCGTCTGTTCAGTTCTGCGGCAACGGCATCGATCCGATCAGCACCCTCGGCAAGCATGCCAACTCGATCGACGTAGTCCAGGTCCTCGATCGCACGGATCGCATCCCGCATCCACAGCGTCGCCAGGCGGGCCGCGTCCCGAACGTCCTGCGCACGCTGACGCTCGTTGTCTTTCTGCTCGCGAACATCGACACCAGGTAACCCGCCCTTGTCGAACCGACGTTTCTCCGGGGACAACAGGAACCGTTGCCGCTGAACGGGATTGATCGTCATGACTGACCTCCCTCGACTCGGACCCTGAACTGGTCGTTCCTGACAATCTCGCTCAGGCTTCGCAGCAGGTCCTGGTACTTCTCAAGACCGCGCTGTGACAAGTGCGCGTGACCGTCGCCGAGTAGGAGCTCAACGGTTCCGTCCTCAGATATCACCAGCCCAACCTCAGCGTGCGGCGCGCTGCGAGGCGAGAACCAAACAACCTTCTCGGCCCCGGCGATCACCAGCGTGCGATCGGGATGTTGGATGGTCACCGATGTCGAGTCGGGATCTGCGGGCGCGGTCACAGCCAGCTCCGCAAAGCAGCGCCCGCGAGCATGAACGCCCACAGAATCAGCACCCACGACGCCGATCCGACCACGCAGATCGCCAGCAGCCACAGCGCGAGACTGCGCGGAGATCGGTTGCGCTGCAAAGCAATCATGGGTTTCCTCGACTTCCAGAAGTGGTAGCGGTACGCGCCCGCCGGCGGTCACGTTTCGACTTGAACGCCTCGATGTCGCGGCGGCGAAACATGAACGCCCCGCGGTTTCCCGGGGCCTTCACGGCGGGGATCAGTGAGCCTCGAGCAACCATCCGGGAAACTGCCGACGGGGTTACTTCGAGGAACTGACACACATCCGTGGTCGGCATGAACTCCTCGGCTGATGTCACGTTGTGACATTCTCACGCATAACGACATATGTCAACGTTGTGACTAATATCGCCTAGTCAGCGCTTATGCCCGCACTTGCGGCTCGCACAACCTTGTGACACGATTCTCGGCATGGCAGACAAGTCGGGGGACCATCTCCTGAATCACGGACCGCTCAACAGCGCAACAAAGCGCGAGTCGAGCAGGGAGACACGGCGGGCTCAGGCCCGCGCGGACCGCATGAAGAAGCGCGCGCTTGGGCGCGACGAGCAGTTCCAGAATGATTTTCAGCCGAAGGGTCGGAGGCTCCGCGATGACAACAAGTAACGACTTTCAGAACGATGGGGTAATCGACCCGCAGTTCGATATGTCCGACCGGTTGAAGAAGGCCTTGGCGCATAGCGACGTCAGCGTCACAGAGATGGCCGACTACCTCGGGGTCACGCGCGAAACGATCAGCCGCTGGATCAACGGCCGAACGAAAATCGGGAAGGCACCCTTGCGGCTGTGGGCCTTGCGTACGGGTGTGCGGCTCGCATGGATCGAACACGGGACGGCGGTAGCAGAAAGCCCCCGCCCGGATGGAGATCCGAACGGGGGCTCATCGCTCCCCCACCTGGACTCGAACCAGGAACCCTTCGATTAA